CTAATCAATGCGTTTTGATAGCAGCATTGGGTAGCTGAGGGGAATGGAGACAAATTGGTTGATTGGAAAATTATTTGTGGCTGGTGCGTAGGCGTGACGGATGATTAGCAGTAATTCTTGGTAATTTACCATGCTGTCCCGTCTCCTATAAAATTGCGGTCAGAACGAATTGACTCGAGATCCCAACAGCGGACGTGCTCTATGAAGCAATTTCCGCAGTTTTACTGACTATAACGCCCGCATTTGTGGCTGATTTGGAGCACAACGGAAAAGTAGTTCAACAACATACATTTGCTATAATTATTCTCGTTAGCATTTAATTCATTTCTGGAAGATTATTATCACATCTTTGTGCATTAGAGTGAGCCAGAACTTTCCCTGCGGAAGTAATGGTTAGCATAGTTGGGATGTTATCCCACCACTCTTTTAGAGCTTTTAAATTAGGTCTTTTTTCCCATTCCTCCATAAATAAATTGATATTTCTTTGTTTTAAACCATTATCTTGAGAGTAAAGGGAATAAATAGAATTAAGCGCACCTATTTGTTTTTCTGACAATCTAATGGGGGCAACAACTACAGAACCACCTTGTATAAACTGCTGCTGCAGAGAAATGGAATCGATTTGAGCTTTATTGGGGATCGGTATCCTAAAATATTCAGAGTTTAAACTATGCTCAACCAATAGCTGCCTTGGCAAGTCATTATCATCAAGTATTTTTATCGCAGCCGTAAAATTCTCGGAGTCTTTTTGTATACCCACATCAATGTAGCCAGGCAATGCCTCGGAGTAATATTGCTGGACTTTCTTTAAGCTTCCAAAAGAGGTCAAGCGAATGGCATTAAGTATATCCAAGTGATCAAGCCATTCATGACCTACTGGTAGTTGGCTATAAATAACCTTTTCAAACAGATCATTTAAAACATCTAAACCCTGATGAATGCCTCCACTAACAGGCAAAAAGCTGTTCACAGCATGAGCCACCGTTAAACCTAGTAAAGCATCGTCAGAAATTTTATCCACAATATCTACCGCTAGGCTAATTCCGGCACGAGCTATACGGTTATTCCCTTTTTTAAACCTGTGCACAAGTAACTCTGATAAAAGGTCATAATCTGCCGGCCTCTCTGTAGATGCTGCTGCTTTTTGAGCATTGACTAACAACAATTGAAAGCCTGGATCGGAAAACGCCTCTAAAGCACCATCGACTTTCTCCATTTTAGGCATGAGACTATTCTCGAAATCAGTAATCCTGCTGTTAGCGATCGCTAATGCATCCTGAGTGTACTCTTGCCTAACCTGTAGATTCATTTCCTGAAACACCTCCCTCGCGCGTTTTTCGTCAATTCCGACATGCACTACCATGCTCTCAGCCTGCATCTGTTGAGAGCCCTCTCCTGCTTGTTGTATCCTTTTACTATCTGTGATGTTCTGATCACCACCAGCTTGGTAGTTATGGGAGTAATTTTCAGATTTCTGACTAAGATTCATCTTGGATTTTATTTCGTCGCTACTAAATATTTGCGCGAGTAGTGCGCCAAACAAGCCAACCGATGTAACAGCAGGCTCCCAGTCAGGAGTTGTAACCCACCATATCACTGATCCTATTAAAGCAACGAAACTTATTATCGCCAGTACTATTCTCATATTTATCTGCTATTTAAGGAGCGCCGCGTTTATTTGTATAACAGTTTGTTAACGACTATCGGACGACCAGTTAATGCATCAAAGACCCCTCCGCAATGTTGACTACGGATCGAAACTAATTTGCAGCTACACCGTAATTACGTTGATCGATTTAAAAACGGCTGATCTTCCCACAACATAGCCGAATCCACTGCCAACTCAAACAGAGTAACATCATTGAGCAGATTGTCATCCAGAATCGCCTCGATGACCCAAGGCGCCAGCGTCGTCAGATTGATCATACGGCTCACGTAGCTGGGATCAATGCCCTCAATTTCACCGATTTCCTTGATGCTTCCCACTTCGCGCGACTCAAACATTCGCATCCAGCGATACCCGCGCGCCAGTGCTGTTTGTAGCACAGTCGGCTCCTTATCCCATGGCGTACCGATGGTTTCACCCGAGGGAGATCGTATTAACTTACGACCATTTCGCCTGCCAATTTGCATGGGTATGCGGAAGCTCAGTTTGCCATCACTGCTTTGATGAACCTCACGCTCACCGGTGATTTTCAGTTCGATGCGCTTCATGCTGCATCCTCCTTGTGGCGATCCGTGACAGAGATCAATTCACGGGTGACCGTTTCAAGTCCGTTTAGACGCATCCTCACTTCGATTTCGTCATGAGACACAATCACCTTTTCAACGAGGAGCCTGACGATACGATCTTGCTCTGCTGGGAACAGCTCATCCCAAATGGATTCAAGCTGTGTCATGGCTACCGTCACCTTGGCTTCATCAAGCTGATCATCAAGCTTTATGGCTGACGGGATCATTTGTTCCAACAGCGGCGGGGATCGCATGATTTCACGCAACTGGGTCAACACAGCTGCCTCAAGTTGCACCGCAGGGAATCTTGCTATTCCGGAGGCCCCGGCAAACTCTTTGGCATCTTGCTGAGGGATGTAATAGCGGTAGCGCTTGCCGTTCTTTTTCTTGGCTGTACTCCATGGCGACAATGCGCGGCCATCATTACTGAACACAATACCCTTCAACAAAAACGGCACAGTCGATCGCGTCCGATTCCCTCTAACCCGGCCATTCGTGGCTAAAATGGCGTGTACTGCATCCCACTGATCTTGCTCAATCAATGGTAGATGCTCTCCGTCGTACCATTTTTCTTTGTGATGAATTTTGCCAAGGTAGACTTGGTTATGGAGGTACTTGTAAATCATACCTTTGTCGATGGGCTTGCCGGGGCGATGACGACCGTCCTGTGTTGTCCAGGACTTGCTGGTGACATTTTCGAGGCGGAGTTCTTTGACTAATAGCGTTGCCGATCCTAATTCAACAAAGCGGGTAAATATCTGTTGCACCAACTTGGCTTCAGCTTTGTTGGGAACGAGCCGCCGGTTTTGAACGTCATAGCCCAGAGGTGGAATCCCGCCCATCCATAGGCCTTTGCGTTTACTGGCGGCAATCTTGTCACGAATACGTTCACCGGTGACCTCTCGCTCGAACTGGGCAAAGGACAATAGGATATTGAGGGTTAGCCTGCCCATTGATGACGTTGTATTAAACTGCTGTGTCACCGACACAAACGAGACTTTATGCTCATCAAAGATCGCGACCATTTGCGAGAAGTCGGCAAGGCTGCGTGTTAGTCGGTCAATTTTGTAAACCACAACAATATCAATTCTTCCATCTTGGATATCTCTAAGCAGGCGCTGTAAGCCTGGTCGATCCATTGACCCGCCAGAGTAGGCAGGATCATCGTAGTCATCTGCGACAGGCACCCATCCTTCATGTCGCTGACTGGAGATATAGGCTTTACCAGCGTCAATTTGAGCATGGATGGAATTGTACTCTTGGTCTAGGCCTTCCTCGGTGGATTTGCGCGTATAGACTGCACAGCGTTTCTTCTGGACCACTTGCTCGTTCATTGTTGACCTCCTGTCTTTTTAGTTTTCTTGGGCTTCGCCGTTTGTTTGAGACCGAAAAACAATGGCCCCGACCAGCGGGTGCCAGTAATAAGCCGTGCGATTTCCGACAAGCTTTTATAGCGGCAATCTCGGTATTCAAAGTCGCCATCCAACATGACTTTGACCTGATGGGTTTCCTCTCGGTATTCCCTAATCAGCAATGTGCCTGGCTCCAATGGTTGGGAATCAGATTTATCTGCCTTAGGCGCGGTTACCACTAGTAGCTTTTCGATGCGATGCTCATTGCTTTTCAGCAGTTTCGGATTAGTTTTGCGAAATTCATTTTCCTGCAATTGGTAGCCAAGCCGGCGGACTAAGTAGGGCCGCTTGTTAGTCGGCGGCTCTGATGCAAATAATTCGCGCCATAGATCTTTCAGTTCACCTATTGGCATTATCTTTAACTCATAGACTCTGGCGCTGACCGTGTCAGGCAACTTTTCTTGAGGTTTTTTGAGGTTCATATCGACTCCTTACGGTTGTATAACGTCGTTGGTATGAACGCTCTTCTCTAGGCAGAAGCCAAGTTGAACTTCCCTATATCTCGGGTCATTTTTGGGTATTTCTGTATGCTTGGCACGCAGGCGAACAAGGCCGTTGACCAATACGCCTGCCACTTCGGCGATGCGCTCGGCAGGCTTCATGTTCTCGGGAGGAATGTGTTTGATTTTATGCATTGGTAGGGGCTCCTAAAAAACTAACAATCGTTGATTGCTAATTTTCCAGAGCCCAAGGGACTTTGACCATGGCGGCACTTTCGCCAAATAAGTAACGCTGGCGGTTACTGCGTAAGAGCCGCTAATTATTTATCGGGACACGGCTCTAATAAGGATTCTGACCATTCCTGATAAAGTGGTCGTAGCTATCCTCTACTAACTCATCTTCAATACTGGCGTCATAGCCTGAGTCGACATTAGGCAGTAGTAACAAGGTCAGTATGTAATCGTACTGCTCTGCTGCCACCATCATTTCGGTAAGAATGACATCTGGACGTTCTTTGGCAAACCAATGGCAAGCCGGAACGGTTTGGCTATCGCCATACGCCGGTATTTCTTCCCGCACAGCAAGCGCCGAAGATGGCAATTCAAAGGTGGATTTTCTGGTGGCAAAAACGGCACCGGATTTATAAGCCGCATCATTGGATGACGCCCATAACATCATGCCTTCTCGGCTAGCAACTAAAACAGCGCGCTTGGGTGCAATTTCAATCCAGCGAAGCGCCGCAGCGGTAAGCGATACCCCGTAACGCTCTGCTAGGTGACTGAACAATTCAAAGCTGGGGGGTTCAGCAATGACTTGGTCTCTGAAATCATCCAAAGGCATCAACAATGTCGCGGCAAACACATCGGCCTCTTTCTCAATGGCAGGATCAACACCACCTGACCCGTTCGCTCCGCCGCACTCAAACAAGGCTTGTTGTTCACGGTGAAGAATGTAATGACCGAACTCGTGGGCAAGAGTGAAACGTCGCCTTCCTTCGTTAACAGAAGTACTATAGACGATCATCCAGCGCGTATTGTCTTTGGATGCTTTGAGCATCCCTTCAAAATCATCAAAGTCTTCACCGACAACCACAGCGATGGGATCAGCACACGTTTGCTTGGAATACTCTAATGCAACACTTTCCACATCCACAGGAAACCGGTCAGGCCCCAACACCTGATTGAGCATTTTTGAAATCTGATTGGCTGCCTGAGCCGGACGCTTTGACTTCGCCATCAATCAAATGCGTCGATGATTTTCTGCAATTTGACCTTATCTCCGTCAGAAAGTGACTTATATTTACGGAAAAAGGCGAGATCTTTTACTTCCTGATCCGGTGTCGTTTCAACGGGATTCATCAAATATTCCGTGGTCACTTCCAGTGCTTTCGCCAATCGTGCGATCTTATCTGCAGAGGGGTTAGGATCTTCCTTGGTTTCCAACTCCCAGAGATAGGCCTTGCTCGATTCGGTCAAAACAGCCAACTTGTCCAAACTCAATTTTTTAGACTTTCTCAGCTCTTTAATTTTTTTACCCAAGGGCGACGACACTATTTTTCTCCTATTTCCTAGACTTACCAAGTTATCCACAATATATCACCACACAAAACACAAATATACCGTATTGACAAACATTTCTGCCTCTCTAAAATCAACATTCGTTTGGTGCATCGAACACAATATTTGGGATCGCTTCATGGTGAATTGAAGTGATTGGCTTACTTGTACCCCACATATTTGGAGAGGGACTTCGTCATGCTAGATGCAGAAAACCTATGTAAACTCATCAGAAAAATACCGCCCGACACGTGCCGGGCATTCTTAAACAACCACTGTGTAGTAGCGATACCCGAGCTCGATACCAAACAGAATCTAACGCAACAACGCGCCGCGATCAGTTCAGTGCTGACGGCCTTGAGCATTGCCGAGCGACAACAGATAGAACAAATCGCTGAGAGCATCATTTTGCTATCGGATGCGCTAGGGCGTGACGCACTCGCTAATGTTTGCACAAAAAATATTAGTGTCGCCAACAAGGCTGTCCTCGATGCTATAAGCAACCAATGCCTCCGTGCCCTGTGGTTCTTCCAGAATGAACACGCCTTGTTCCTTGAAGCACTCAATGTCCGTCAGGCGGATTCATTCCGGCAGAGTCGAGCATGCTACTCAGGCTTTGTGGCGCCACCGAATCTAGAAATCCACAAGGATGAAGAAGCACTAGATGCATTTCACTCGTCGATCGCAGAAAGGCTAGATTGCGCCAAACAAGATGTCGCCATTCAGTTATTTTGCCGACTGCGCGCTGATGCCAAATCTCACGATGACACGTTGCTTTACCAAGTGAGTATTCATCACAACCTGTCACCCGAGACCATTGAATGCGTCCAAGACAGCGAAGTTGTTGCTAATGACATCATCCGCGCGATATCCACGCACATCACCTATGAACCCAATACTGGCCATCTTGAGGTGCTATCAAAAAAACATGAGGACAGAGCACCGATTGCCAGTCTTTTTGCCGACACGATTTTAGCGGCCCCGTTCGAAGGTCAGTCCATTCCGATAAAACAGTATGATTACCAGAGTTTGGCATCACCCAAGATCTTTAACGTTGCAGGAGAACCCATTCAATCCGTCAAAGTCACCGAACTAGGTTACGACGGTCGCAAAGGTGGCGCCTCCCTGACAAAAATGAAGCTAAATACCCCAGGAACCATCTACCAGCGTGCTCGAGAACTGTATGACGACGATTTCGCGTTTTCAGATCACACGCTCACCTACGCCAAGATCTCAATCAAATTGAAAAAACAAGGTTCAGAGCGCGCTAGGACCGTGTCGATCATTTTCAGTGGCGAGAACCAATGCAACATCAAAAGTAAGCGAGAGAAAGACCGTGCATTGTGTGATCGCCTATTGACCAAATGGGAATTCATCAAGGAGGTCGGTCATGCTGACCAATTTGTTACTGCGTGATCTTATTCGTCTGTTCGATTACTCGAACGCCGAAATCTCTTCGGGGGATGGCGAACACACGCAAGGCATACCTGCGTGGACGCTCAAGCGATTTGGACTAACACCCGAGCAACGTGAATATTGGTTCACTCGAGTGGGTTACGCTGATCACTGTTTTACCTGGTTTTACGATGAGGAAGTCGACGTTGAGGTAGAAGTCGATGATGACACCGGCGGCTATTTTTATCGGAGCCCCGAGAACTATAAAATTCATACCATTAGCGAAGATGACATTGCCATTTACGCACCCAACACTGATCTAATCCTGCACACCATCGCCGATTTATTGGACATACCCATGGCGTTCCGCAGCGGCATCAACAAACCTGCCGTTGAGGACGTGCTTTGGAATTTGGGCAAAATGCGTATTGGTCGTGTTGATATTGATGTGTGGATTGCCAAGGAGTTTTCGTCCAGCAAACGAGAGGTTTATCACTATTTGGAAAGACCGGAATTACCCGAGCTTGGCATTTTACTGACCTGCGGCGGCCCCGTTTCTGAATTCACAAGGCGACCAAAGCGTTTTCAGATAGTCAGTCTGCTCGAAATTTTGCCGCCATCATCTGGTGCTGTGACATTTGACAAGCAATCGATCGAAAACATGGTCTCGCATACTGAATCGTCTGCGCTTACCCATTTATTTCCGGTCAATTTTAATGAATACACAAATGCTTTAACAATTGCCTCAAAAACAGAACCTTGGATAATTGGCGGGCCTCGCCAAGCTGCTGCTATCAAATATATGGTTGAACAAGCCCATAAAGGTCGCTGGGAATTGCCAGCATCTGAGATATTGGGAGCAGCCTATGGAGATCAAAGTATGGGGCGAATTAGGCGAATGCAAGATTTGTTCAAGAGCAATACTTGCTGGAGAAGTTATATAAACAATCCTCGAAAAGGGATCTGGGGCTTCCTAACCTAATTTATTGGTACGTTTATAGTGACTCACCAGTAGTCCGGCTTTACAGCAGGTTTTTTCTTCGTTGGCAAACGATCGGGGAACTGGTTGGCTCGCAGTTCTTCAATCGTTATTCTCTTCCTCAGCCAATCTGAATGATTATCTAATGATCCTGGCACCCCTCGTTCAATGCCTTCACGGTGGGGTAGGATTACACCCAATCGAATGTCGGCGAAATCTTCCCTTAATGCAGCTAACGCTGGCCCCATATCGGTATCGCCCGACACAAGTATAATTTGCTGAATTCGATCACTCGCGGGCAACATTGATTGTTTGTAGACGGCTCGATACATGCTTAGGGCGATATTTACGTCTGTCTCCTTTTCCTCCAGCTTCCATATATCAACTTGATCTTGACGAGATGGAGGTGTGGAGATATCGACAAAACGCGGCGCCTTGGCAGGGTCCAGACGATGCCGGCCCAATATTATTTCTACTCCACTGGCTTTAAGCGCTCGAATATATGCATCTTGGGCTTCCTTTGATTTGATGCCTTTGGACGCCAACTTAGGAGATACGGGAGCGGTGAAATATTGAAAAGAAACCGGCTCACAGGCGGGATTTTCAACTCTCGCAATGTGTGTGAGCAATGATGGAATATTCAGCCATTTATATTCTGTATTTGCTAGCAAACCATAGTAAAGATTGTAGCCGTCAATAAAAAATGCTGTCCGCATTGATTCTTATTCCCCCTGATACGAAAAAACCGGCACTAGGCCGGTTTTCTCACCCTAACAGCCAGCGAACTGAATTACTGCGTACAGGGTTAAGTTGTGTATGAATAATAGGTAAATTTTAGTCCTTCGTCAATACCGGCCCTAATTTCTCATTCCCCCCATCAGCCCCCCCCATCATGTGGGCTGACGCCCCCCCATACACCAAACCAAACTGACGTCACGTTTTCGCAATAACCGATAGGAGAACCCCGTGAACGTCAAACACATCAATCAAACAGAACTCTCCGAGCGCTGGCAGATCAGCGCCCGGACTTTAGAACGCTGGCGCAAAGAAGGTATTGGGCCGGTTTATCTCAAGATGCATGGTCGCGTGACTTACCGAGAGGAAGACATTCTCGCCTACGAGGGTGGCTGCCTTCGCAAAAGCACTTCCGAATACGCCGACGAAGGAGACCTCGCATGAACCTTAAACACATCAACGACATCATTCGTACCCCAGTGAGCACGCTGGCCGAGATGTCAGGCGACTCACTGTTTCGCCTCAAAACCGAAGTGAGCGATCAATTGGCCATTACCAAGGCACTGAACGAGCACATCGATCGCGTGTTGGATTACCGCTACGGCGAGCGCGCCCAACAACACCGTCTAGATGCCGGCAAAGACACCGGGGTCGTTCACTTCGACGATGGTGAGGTGCGAATTTCTGCTGACCTACCCAAGCGTATTACCTGGGACCAGAAGCAGCTCACAGAGATCGCACGACGCATTGCTGACAGTGGGGAAGACCCAACCCAGTACATAGACATCAGCTACAAGGTATCCGAGAGCAAGTACACCAATTGGCCGGATTCTTTGCAGTCGTCCTTTGCTGGCGCGCGCACTCTCAAAACAGGCAAGCCGACCTTCCGTTTAGCTTTGCTTGGAGGGGCACAATCATGAGCCTTCCCATTATCTCAGCAGACCAACGCCTAGCCGAGAAGCGAGGCATCAAGGGCTGCATCTTCGGCAAGAGCGGCATCGGTAAAACTTCACTGCTTTGGACACTGGATGCTCAAAGCACCTTATTCTTTGACCTCGAGGCTGGTGATCTCGCTATCGAGGGCTGGAGCGGCGACAGCATTCGCCCTAAAACTTGGCCTGAGTGTCGCGACTTTGCCGTGTTCATTGGCGGTCCGAATCCCGCACTGCGTGACGATCAGGTCTACAGCCAAAGTCACTACGACGCGGTTTGCGAGCGTTTCGGCAATCCTACGGAACTCGATCGCTACGAAACCATCTTCATCGACTCCATCACGGTTGCAGGACGTTTGTGTTTTCAGTGGTGCAAAGGTCAACCACAGGCATTTAGTGAGCGCAGCGGCAAACCCGACATGCGTGGAGCGTATGGCCTACACGGTCAGGAAATGATCGCGTGGCTGACCCATTTACAGCACACCCGCAACAAGAACATTTGGTTCGTTGGCATCCTCGATGAGCGCATCGACGACTACAACCGCAAGGTGTTCTCGCCGCAAATCGATGGTTCCAAAACCGGCTTAGAGTTGCCTGGCATTGTCGATCAGGTCATTGCCATGGCCGAGCTTAAAGACGAAGACGGCAATCCGTTTCGCGCCTTTATCAACCATACGCTGAACCAGTGGGGCTATCCCGCCAAGGATCGCAGTGGTCGACTCGACGCCATTGAGGAACCCCACCTCGGTCGTTTGATGGCCAAGATCAAAAGCCCTGCAGTTCCTGCGCCACAACGCTTGCAGTTTACCAACCCAACACCCGCACAAGACAACACTGATACAGGAGAAGCCCTATGAGCCTCTGGAATGATTTTAACAACGCTGAAGATCAGCAATCCTTTGATGTAATCCCCAAGGGCACCATCGCCCGGGTCCGCATGACTATTAAGCCCGGCGGCATTGACGATGCAAGCCAAGGTTGGACGGGGGGTTACGCGACCCAAAGCACCATGACCGGTTCGGTGTATTTGAATTGTGAGTTCGTGGTCACCGATGGACCCTACGCCAAACGCAAGGTCTGGAGTCTGATTGGACTCGAGAGCCCCAAAGGACCCGAGTGGGCCAACATGGGACGGAGCTTCGTCAAAGGCATGCTGAACTCGGCACGCGGTTTACACCCCAATGACAACTCCCCTAAGGCGCAGCAACTGCGTCGTATCTCCGGCTTTGCTGATCTGGAAGGTATCGAGTTCGTCGCCAAGATCGACGTCGACAAAGACCAAAACGGTGAGATGAAAAACGTCATCAAGTCGGCTGTCACACCCGATCAAAAGGGCTATGCCGAGGCGATGGAGACTGTACCCACAGCAGCTGCGGCAGTTCAGGCAACCTTTGCGCCGGTGTCACCTTCGGCACCTGTGAGTTCAGTACCAGCGTCCTCATCAGCACCGGCGGTACCTAGTGGTCGTCCCGCTTGGGCGCAGTAAGGGGTTAGCACGATGATTCTTCGTCCCCGTCAAAAAGTCTTTGTTGAGCGCTGTGTTTCAGCGCTTGAAAGGCATAACAACACCTTGGGGGTGGCTCCGACAGGTTGTGGCAAAACGGTAATGCTGTCGGCTACTGCGGGGCGAATGATCGGTGACACCGACACCAAAGTCTGTGTACTGGCGCATCGTGACGAACTGACATCTCAGAACGAGTCCAAGTTCCGCCGGGTTAATCCCGGCGTGAGCACCTCAGTTTATGATGCCAAACAGAAGTCATGGTCGGGGCAAACCACCTTTGCCATGGTGCAAACTCTGTCGCAGCCTCGCAACATGGATCAGATGCCAACACTGGATCTGTTAGTCATTGATGAGGCTCATCATGCGGCTGCCCCCAGCTATCGACATGTGATCGACACCGCACTGCAACTCAACCCAAAGTTAAAAGTCCTTGGCGTTACCGCCACGCCCAATCGAGGTGATGGTAAAGGTTTGCGCCCGGTGTTCAGCAATGTAGCCGATCAGATCAGTTTGGCAGAGCTTATTCATTCCGGTCATCTGGTACCGCCTCGCACCTTTGTAGTGGATGTCGGCACGCAGGAAGCACTTTCACAAGTCAAACGCAGTGCCGATGATTTTGACATGCACGAAGTCGATGCCATCATGAACCGGACTGTCGTTAACGACGCTGTAGTCAAGCACTGGCAAACCCATGCTGGCAAACGCAAAACGGTGGTGTTCTGCTCAACCATGGACCACGCTGACAATGTGGCGAGGACTTTTCGTCAAGCAGGTGTGTCGAGTGCAGTCATTCATGGCGCGCTCACCAAGGCACAACGCAAGGATGCACTGGAACACTTTGCCTCAGGTAAAGCTCAGGTCATCGTTAACGTGTCTGTCCTCACAGAGGGATGGGATCACCCACCCGTCGATTGCGTGGTTTTACTGCGCCCCAGTTCATACAAATCCACTCTGATTCAAATGGTCGGCCGCGGCCTGCGCATCGTTGATCCTGAGGAGTACCCCAGTGTCCGTAAGTCAGACTGCATCGTGTTGGACTTCGGTACTAGCACACTGATTCACGGATCGCTGGAACAGGAGGCTAACCTAGACGGTCACGAGGGCACCGGTCAGGCGCCAACCAAACAATGCCCCGAGTGTGAGGCAGAAGTGCCGCTCTCGGCGATGGAATGCGCATTGTGTGGTTACGTGTGGGAGCGCGATGACAGCATGGCTAAGACCGAACTCACCGAGTTCGTCATGTCTGAGGTCGATCTGCTCAAGCGCTCATCTTTCCGCTGGTGTGATCTCTTCAGTGACGACACCGCCATGATGGCCACCGGCTTTGAGGCATGGGCCGGTGTGTTCTATCTGAACGGCTACTGGTACGCCATTGGAGGCGGTAAAAAGCTTGGCGTTCATTTGTTGTCCATCGGCGAGCGAACGCTGGGACTTGCCGCCGCAGACGACTGGCTCAACGAACACGAGAGTGAGGAAACCGCGCGTAAAACACGCTCCTGGTTAAACCAGTCACCCACGCAGCCCCAGTTCAAATTTTTACCCAAACACTGCCAGCACGACTTTGGCTTAACACGCTATCAAGCGTCGTGTCTGATCACCTTCCGCTTCAACAAGGCAGCGATCCAATCCCGGATCTTTGCCGCCGATCGCACTCGGAAGGTGGCCTGATGCTGTGCGCGATATGCGGCCGAGAGGGCCGAGGCTTCTGTTGGGTCACTCCCCATCGCAAAGGCATCCAGCGAGCGTTCAAGCGCTTCTGCTCGATGGCCTGCCAAAGTGTTCACCTACAACGATACAAAGCTACAGGAGGTCATGTGATTGATCCTACCCATAACGAAAAAGCCGCGGTGTTAGCGGTACTGCCCATCCTCGGTGACTACGTCGCCGGCATTGGCATGGAAAAACCGCTCGCGGACTACAGCCGTGAGCAAATCCTTCAACTCATCGAAGTGGTCCTCGACGGCTATTTCGAACATCTACGTCTTTTGACGTCAGATGACATCCCATTTTGAGGAGATGATTATGCTGGACTTTAATTCATCCAACACACTCAGCGATCGCATCACGGCCTTCATCGACGAGGGACTGGCCAAGGTACGGGATAATGAAACACCTCGTGACTATCTGGGCGCGTCTCGCTTAGGCGTTAGCTGCGATCGCGCACTGCAATACGAATACCTCAACGCGCCAGTCGATCCCGGTAAGGAGTTTTCAGGCAAAACGCTTCGAATCTTTGAGGCCGGTCACGTGTTTGAGGACCTCGCCATCAAGTGGCTGCGTGATGCTGGCTTTACGCTGTACACCGAGACTGCAGACGGCGGGCAATTTGGTTTCTCTGCCGCCAACGGGCGACTCAAAGGTCATATCGATGGCGTGATTGCTGACGCGCCTCACGAACTCAGCATGAGCTTTCCCATACTATGGGAGTGCAAGAGTCTCAACGACAAGTCGTGGAAAGATACCGTCAAAAAAGGCGTGACGATATCCAAACCGATCTATGCCACCCAGATGGCGATCTATCAGGCGTACATGGAAGCGGACATTCCGGGCATTTCGGACAATCCTGCGCTGTTCACCGCCATCAACAAAGACACCGCCGAGATTTACTTTGAGTTAGTGCCGTTTAATGGCGAGTTAGCACAAAAGGCCTCTGACCGGGGTGTGCGTATATTAGATGCCTGTGAGGCCCACGAGTTGTTGCCCCGCGCCGCGACTGATCCATGTCACTTCACCTGCAAGTTCTGCGCATGGCAGGACCGTTGTTGGGGAGGTGAACGATGAGCAATATCGTCTGGCTCGACTTTAACGATGCGGCGGATCAGATCAGTGATGACCTGCCGCCCAAGCTGACCACTCACGAGCTGAAGCAGAGGCTACTGGAACGTCTACCTAGCGTCCTCCACAGTTTGTTGCCACAAGGAAGCACCCGCGGCACGCAATACTTTGTGGGTGACCTAGACGGTAATCGCGGCAAGAGTCTGGTGATTGAACTCGCCGGACCTAAGGCCGGTATGTGGATCGACTTTGCGACCAATGACCGTGGCGATATTCTTGATTTGTGGGGACAGACTCGCGGCTTTAATCGGCACAGTCAATTCCCGGAGTTGATTGAGGATGTGAGTACATGGCTCGGTGAACCCACAACACAATACTCACCACCTAAGCCACAGCCCAAAGTACCCACGGATGATCTCGGCCAGTACAGCCACAAGTGGGACTACACCGATGCCAACGGCAAACTGATCGCGTGCGTGTACCGCTACGACACGCCTGAGGGCAAAGAGTACCGCCCTTGGGATGTGCTGGCGCGCAAGATGGCCGCACCCAATCCACGCCCACTTTACAATCAGCCCGCACTCGGCAAAGCCAAAACCGTGGTTTTGGTCGAAGGCGAAAAGGCCGCTGACGCACTCATCTCTGCGGGCATTGTGGCCACCACGGCTATGAACGGTGCGAGTGCACCCGCCGACAAAACTGACTGGTCACCCTTAGCTGGCAAGCATGTCGTGATCTGGCCCGACAACGACCAGGCCGGTAAAGACTATGCCAAGTCCGCCGCTCAGGCCTGTGTGGCGGCCAAAGCCGAAAGTGTTGAGATTTTGACCATACCAGCACATCTTCCCGAGAAATGGGATGCGGCTGATGCGGTAGCCGAGGGGATGGACTGTCATGAAGCACTAGCCAATGCCGATCGTGAAATCATCAAAGGCCAAGCCGAAAAAACCACCTCATCTAAACTGGATATCCGCGCATGGAACGCCGCGCAACGATTTGTGGGAACACCACCCACGCGTCAATGGTTAGTTGAGGGGATTTTCCCACGGGCTCAGGCAGCATTGATTGCCGCGGCCGGCGGTGTCGGCAAATCGTTTCTGCTGCTCTCATTGGCGAGAGAAGTGGCCGCCTATGACGGTAGTGCGCTCAACGCCCCGGTGTTGTTCGGTGGCAAGTTATCCGGTTCAGGAACGACCGTATATATCACCGCCGAAGACGACGCCATTGAGACCCACACCCGACTACGAGCGTTAGGTTCGATTCCCGACAGACTCTATGTCGTTCCACTACCCGATGCTGGTGGTGCCATGCCACTCTTTGCACCCGACACCGTCAGAAAAGGCGCGCCAACGACGACCGATGTTTGGGGGGATCTGGAACATCAATTTCAGGCAATGCCTGATCTGTGCGTGATCATACTCGATCCACTACAACCTTTGTGCGCACTCGACTTGAACGTACCGGAGAACGCACAGTTCGTCTGTTCTCGCCTAGCCGCTTTAGCAGCTACTACGGGCGCCTCAGTCATTGTCTCACACCACTTTGCCAAGCGTGAGGCATCTAGCCCAGAGCAGGCCAGAGAGGCTATCAGAGGATCTGGCGGACTGGTCGATGGTGTCCGTGCGGTGTATGCCTTGTGGCACCCCAAGGAGGACTACGCCAGAAAGATCTGTGAGCAACTCAAAGAGTCCTTTGAACGCAACCGCGTGGTGATGGGTGGTGTTGTTAAGGCCAATGGGCGCGCAAATTTGCGGGTGACAACGTTTCTGCGCGACACCTCAGGCTTGTTAGTCGACAACACGCACCGACTACTCCATGGCGACGATGACGCTGAGCATCTACTTCAAGAGCTTGTTTACGCCATAGCGAGGGCTGCACGCGAAGGAAAGCCCTATACCAAGACCGCTAGCAACGGTGTTCATGAGCGTCGAAATGAGCTCCCAGAGGCCTTCCATGACATGGGAAAACATCGTCTCACCGGGATGATCGACTCCCTACTCAACCAAAAAAGATTAGTCCGAGCTGTGGCCCAAGGATCCAAATCAGTGAAGTGGTTAGACGTTCCTGACGGACCTATTGCACTGGGTCAAGCCGAGTTCACATTGGGTCATTTGACCCACTCAACCGAGGACAAATCCCATGACAATTAAGCACCAAATTCACCTAAGTGTTTCCCGGTTTCCCGGTTTCCCGCTGGGAAACACTTGCCCGGGAAACGCTTTTATCTATTTAAAATCAACAGGTTATAGACTTCCCAGCAAAACCGTTTCCCACCCCTTCTGGGAAGCCAAAAAACCCAATAAAATCAATTCATTACCGGTTTCCCGGCTTTTCCTCTCTACGAGAGAGAGAGTGAGCATTGGGAATGCTCATCTCTCGTTGGTGTTTGGTGGGTTTGGGAAGTGGGATAAATCGCACCTAAAAATTAACCCTGCCCAAGATAAAAAATTTGCGCAACGGGAGGTCGTCGATGAGTAACTCAACCATCCTCGCACTCGACCTTGGCACACAAACCGGTTGGGCAGTGTCGACTTTCGACAAAACCATCATCAGCGGCAGCGAATCGTTCAAGCCTAGTCGATTCGAAGGCGGTGGTATGCGCTACCTGCGATTCAAACGTTGGCTTACCGAGCTGAAGAGTCACACCGATGGAATCGATGCGGTGTACTTCGAGGAAGTCCGTCGGCACGCCGGAGTGGATGCCGCCCATGCCTACGGCGGGTTCATGGCTCACCTAACCGCGTGGTGTGAACACCATGAGATTCCCTACCAAGGTGTGCCCGTTGGCACCATCAAAAAACACGCCACCGGCAAAGGCAACGCCGGCAAAGACCAAATGATTCAAGCCGCCCAGCAACGTGGGCATCAACCCGCCGATGACAACGAGGCCGACGCCATCGCCTTGCTGTACTGGGCCATCGATACACTGGAGGTATCACCATGAAAACACCTGAAAACCGCTACCGCTGCCCACTAGGACGGCTACAACCCAAGGATAAACCCGACCCTGAGATCGTTAAGAAACAGGGCTGGAAGGAACAACACATCCTGGTTATCTCGCCTGAGGATGACCGGCTCGACTGGTACGAACAACAACTGCTGCGCAACATCGGCAATCGCCTCTACGGAGACCAGGGGGTGCGCCATGGCTGAGTGGACCAACGAGAAAGTCGCAGCGCGTTTCATGGAGGCGGCCAAGACGGCACACCGACTGCCACCGGTCACCGTCCAGGGCTACTTCAACGCTTGGCCTGAGTTCAAACGTATGCCCTGGGAGAACCTCGGGGCCGAGCCTGAGCCCATACGATTGCCACCCACACCTGAGGCCGTTGATCGCATGCTAGAGACCATGCAGTGGGTATTGTGGCTTGAGGAGGAACAACGCCACCTGATCTGGATGCGAGCCGAGAGGAAGCGTTGGCGAGACATCTGCGCACGCTTTGGCTGCAATCGGACCACAGCTTGGCGGCGATGGAAGGCGGCGCTAGAGGCGGTTGCTGGCGAACTCAAGCATTAAAAAAACAAATAGTTTTAAGGTATTTTCCAACAATTAAACGCTGCTGCGTACGCGTGACGGTTATTGCGAAAACACTATTAAAATCAACATGAAACACTTTCGCCGTTTTAGTGTATTATTAGTTCTAATCTCACCAGAACTCACTTCAGAGGCCGCGCTAACCCCGTGGCCTTTTTCATTTACGGCTATTGCGGAGGATTGACGGCTAATGAATACCAATGAGGAGGCGACTCCTGCGGGTCAATGCGAAAAGTTGACGGGTCCTTCCGGCCAATAAGTACTGCGGGGGGCGCGAGCGCAGCATTCCGATAGCGTCTGCCCCGAAAAACAGGTTACCACCCATACAAGTTACCACCTGCGGTTACCACCATACCGCACTCCTTTGCCTGCCATCCCCTGCAGGCCTTTTTATTCATAACCGGACGACTACATGATTTTAAGCCAACACTTCGAGCTGGCCGAGTTTCTCGTGTCAGAAACTGCCGCGCGCCTCGGTATCAGCAACGAACCCAGTGACGAGGTGATCGTCAATCTGCGCAAGCTGTGCAACGAGGTACTCGAACCCCTGCGCGTCAATCTTGCCCGTCCGGTGATTATTACCTCCGGCTATCGATCAGCCGAGTTGAACCATGCTATTGGTGGCAGCTTTACCAGCCACCACATGATCGGCCGCGCCGCCGACATCATCGTCCCCGGCTTGCCACCCATCGAGGTGTGCCGACACATCGAATCTATGGAGTTGCCTTGCAGCCAAATCATCCATGAGTTTGGTCGCTGGACCCACGTCAGCGTTGCCGATGGTCACAGTGAGCAGCAAGTGTTTACCGCACGCCACGAGAACGGTGCGACGATTTACGAGCGAGGACTGCATCATGTCTGAGCCTTGGTTGTCGCAAAGCATCGAGGCGTGGCCGACCAGCAAGTTAACTCCCTATGCGCGCAACGCGAGAACACACTCGGCTGATCAAGTCTCGCAGATCGCTGCGTCGATCGTTGAGTTTGGATTTACCAATCCCATTCTGGCAGGCTCCGATGGCATCATCGTAGCGGGCCATGGACGATTGGCCGCTGCCCAAAAGCTCGGACTGGATACGGTTCCGGTAGTGGTCCTTGATCACTTGAGCCCAGCGCAACGCAAAGCGCTGATCATCGCCGATAACAAAATCGCTGCCAACGCGGGCTGGGATGAAGAACTGCTTCGCATCGAATTGCAGGATTTATTGGAGGACGGTTACAACCTCGACCTCGTTGGCTTTGATCCCGATGAACTGGCCGACATTCTCGCTGGAGAAGAGCCTGATATCTCAGGCCTAGGTGATGAAGATACCGCTCCAGAAGTGGCTGACACCATCATTTCAACACCCGGTGATGTTTGGATCATGGGCAAACACAGACTTCTCTGCGGTGACTCCACCGATGCGGCTAACTACGAGATCCTGATGGCGGGGGCACCTGCGAACCTTATCTTTTGTGATCCGCCTTACAACGTGGACTATGCCAATACCGCCAAAGACAAACAGCGTGGCACCCATCGACCCATTATGAACGATAACCTAGGTGATGGATTCTATGACTTCTTGCTCGCGGCATTTAAACCGATGCTGGCTCATTGCGAGGGAGGCGTGTACATCGCCATGTCATCGAGTGAGCTTGATACTCTGCAGGCAGCCTTTCGCGAAGCCGGCGGCAAATGGTCTACGTTTATCATTTGGGCCAAGAACACATTCACCCTTGGCCGTGCTGACTACCAACGGCAGTATGAGCCCATCTTGTACGGCTGGCCAGAAGGCAAAAACCGTCACTGGTGTGGCGCCCGAGATCAAGGCGACGTATGGAACATCAAGAAGCCTGCTAAGAACGATCTGCACCCCACGATGAAACCCGTGGAGTTAGTCGAGCGCGCCATCCGCAACTCAAGCCGCCCCGGCGATGTGGTACTCGATTCGTTTGGTGGTTCTGGCACTACTTTAATCGCTGCAGAGAAAACGGGACGCCAGGCTCGCCTCATTGAGCTTGACCCCAAATACGCCGATGTCATCGTTCGGCGCTGGCAAACCTACAGTGGCGGTCAAGCAACGCGAGAAAGCGACGGTGCAGTGTTTGATGAATTGCAAGGTGAGACCATCATCGACTCGACGGCCTCCGCCGAATATCTTTAAAAAAACAAACTAGAATCTTTAGCGATTTGGTTCAATCGGTCTAAGCCACCTTGCGCCTCATCAAGCAACTGGGCCCAATCATCAGGCGGATGGCCGGACTGCAACATTTTTTCAAAAACTCTGTAGGCATCCGATTTGCTGCCGTAGGCGCGCTTATTCTTCTCATCATTGACCCATGCGTACACAATAATTTTCGAGGCTGAATCAAAGCGAAAAAAGAGTCGGTACTGTTGGAAAAACTTCGCTCGGAACCAATGTTTATGCTCAGCTCCAAGCGTATTACCCTGACGATACTCCGGCAAAGAGGGGTCTTGAGGTATCACCTCAAATGCCAGTTTTGAAATAGCAGCGAGGCGTTTACTACTATTTTTTTTGACGAAATTCTCAGGGTCCTTCTTTCGAAGCTCTTCAGTTTTTGAAATCAGAATATCTAGCTCATCGAGAAACAGCGGATGAACATAAATTGTCCAGCCGTGTACAACCAAATTGGATTTTTCAGACAAAACTATTCGTCCTCATCATCCAACGGGGCATCAAGGTCAACTTCAATACCACCGACCAGCCCTTGGATTCGAGAAGCCAGTTCCGGCGTTGCTGCTCTGAGGCGCTCTGGATGTCGTTGAATATCATTCGCCAAGAACGATAGGAAGCTGCCTAAAACGGGATCCTGATCGTTCATATCAGCACGGGACAATAAAACGCTACCATCAGGCTGAATGGTATAACGGATTTTTTCACGCTTACCCAGGTGCAATGCTTTACGCACGGCATCAGGAACTGTTGTTTGATAACGGTCAGTCAACGTAGATTCGGTAATCAATAAGGAATTCGCCATGTTGCATTACTCCGCAATGTATCTTTTTAATAAAAGGTAATGCATTTGCATTGCCGTGTCAATGTCTTAGAGTTCTCGAATCCCGGCCAGTACCAACCGCAGCACCGCATTATGCCAACCGGCTCGGTAAACACACTCACCGAGCTTTCGGTCATTGCGAAGCGACACAACCAGATCCGGTAACTCAGCCTGCATGGCCTTATAGACCCGTTGTTTAGTCGACGTATCGACCATAGCAAATCTCGGCATCAGCTCAGTCAGTGACGCTATGCCGGCACTGAGTAAGGGGTCAGTAATTTCTGCTTTAAGAACGGCATTCATGGTCACTCTCCTGGTGATTTAAGGATGCGGTAGGTGCGATCAGCGCCTTCGGATTTAACCGACTCAATCTGTAAGCCGAGTCGCTTCTTGAGGGTGCCTGACATCGCACCTCTCACCGTGTGTTGTTGCCAGCCAGTGGCTTCCATGAGCTCGGCAATACTCGCCCCCTCGGGTCGCTTGAGTAGGGCAATCATCTGTTGCTGTTTACTCCTCGACTTGGATGCTTTGATTGGCTTTAGTGATTTCGGTTGAACGAACACCGGAATATCATCAACATCAAGTTTGCTTAAATCAGACATCAGGCACCTCACATAAACATCGTTGAAGCCGGCGCAACCTGCGCGACAGGCGTCAGCGGTCCGGATTTATTGGTGCGTGGTTTGGTCATCCGCCGATCGGCGCGACGCCCCGCATCAAAGGCGGCGAGCAGGGCCTGCTTGAGGCTCCAGACACTGACCTCGTGGAAGTCGAGGCTATCGCTATTGCGTGTTTCAAGGGACTCGATTGCCAAGTGGTCTTGAGCAATAAACTCCAGTAGCAGGTCGATCTCGGGCTGGGACAGTGTGGGTATTTTCTTGAGTGACATAATTGATACTCCGTTGGTGGATTGTGCGTTGATTTACTCAGCGTGCTCGCCTTCACCGAAGGTAAAGTCGACAATGATTTGCAGTTGTTCCTCGATGTAGCCAAGCGAGCCGGCATCACCCCAGGTGACCTTGTCAGGATCCGTATCAAAATGGTTATCGCTGGCTTCTTGCAGACGTTTAAGCATCGCATCGATGTGATGTTTGCGGGCTAGGAAGGCGCTCAGGGCTTGGTCTTTATTGGTCATGTTAGCTGGTCCGTGATGTGCTTAACGTGATGACATGTACGCTTCCTTCGGGATGCTTATCAACTCAATTCTGCTTAATTTCAATCAACAACACAGTTGGACAGGTCTATGGGAATTTCCATACGGGCCTATGCGCGCCATCGCGGCGTGTCGCATGTAGCGGTCAAAAAGGCCATCGACACTGGCCGAATTACACCGCTGTCCGATGGCACCATCGACCCCGAAACAGCCGACCGAGAGTGGGCTCAAAACACAACAACACCGCGTAGCAAGGCGGCGACCGAGACTGCTAAAAAACTGCAGCAACCCGCGCCGACCATCATGCGCACACAGGAACCCACAGAGTCATTCGTGGGTACGCCATCGACCAGCACATCGTTGGTACAGGCCCGCACGGCTAACGAAGTCGTTAAAGCGCAAACCAACAAGATCCGTCTGGCGCAGCTTAAGGGTGAACTGGTCGATCGTTCGCAAGCGGTCGCCCATGTATTCAAACTGGCGCGAGCCGAGCGCGATGCTTGGTTGAATTGGCCGGCGCGTGTTTCTTCGCAAATGGCCGCTGAGCTTGGTGTGGATTCGCATCTCATGCACGTCACCCTTGAGAAAGCGGTGCGAGAACAATTGATCGATTTGGGCGATCTCAAACCCAAGGTGGACTAGCCATGACCGATTTTTATGATGGCTGGGAAGCCATAGAGCAAGCCTGGTCGGAAGGATTAACGCCCGATCCATTGCTGACCGTGTCCGAGTGGGCAGACACCCACAGAATATTATCTAGCAAAGCAGCTTCCGAGCCGGGTCGCTGGCGAACCAGTCGCACACCGTATCTGCAAGAGATTATGGATTGCCTGTCACCCATGTCACCTGTTGAACGTGTGGTGTTTATGAAAGGTGCGCAGGTAGGCGGTACTGAGATGGGCCTTAACTGGATAGGCTACGTCATCAACCACGCCCCTGGTCCGATGATGGCTGTGTGGCCCACGGTAGAGATGGCCAAGCGGGCCTCCAAACAACGCATCGATGCGCTGATTGAAGAAAGTCCTGCGATCAAAGAACGGATTGCACCAGCGCGCAGTCGCGATGCGGGGAACACGATCCTGAGTAAAGAATTCAATGGTGGCGTAGTGGTGATGACCGGTGCTAACAGCGCGGTCGGTCTTCGCTCCATGCCGGTACGCTACTTGTTTCTCGATGAAGTTGATGGTTATCCCCTCGACGTTGAAGGCGAAGGCGATGCCATTTCGCTAGCTGAAGCACGGACACGCACCTTTGCACGTCGCAAGATGCTGATTGTCTCAACACCAACGCTGGCTGGCGTCAGCGCAATTGAACGCGAATACGAGTCGAGCGACCAACGGCGTTACTTTCTACCTTGCCCGCATTGCGAACACCGTCAATGGTTGCGCTTTGAACAACTGCGTTGGGAGCGGGGTCAACCGGAAACCGCACAATACATCTGCGAATCTTGTAGCAAAGGCATTGCTGAACACCACAAAACAACGATGCTTTCCCAAGGTGAGTGGCGCGCCTGTGCACCCGAGCAATCGGGTCGCACGGCAGGATTTCATCTCAGTAGTTTATACAGCCCCGTTGGCTGGCGCAGCTGGGCCGAAATCGCTGCAGCATGGGAGCTGGCGGCTATATCCGAGAGTCGATCCACCTCGGCCATCAAAACCTTTAAAAACACCGAACTTGGGGAAACCTGGGTTGAAGAAGGTGAATCCCCCGACTGGCAGCGCTTGCTGGAGCGTCGGGAGGACTATCGAATCGGCACCATACCAGAGGGCGGCATATTGTTGACCGCCGGTGCCGACATCCAAAAAGATCGCATCGAAGTGTCCGTTTGGGCATTCGGGCGCAACAAGGCGAGTTGGTTAGTCGAGCACCGTATTCTGATGGGCGATACCGCCCGCAACGAAGTGTGGTCGGAACTGGGACAACTACTCGGCGAACGCTGGACCCACAGCAGCGGCAATCTCATCGACCTGAAACGATTGGCCATTGATACCGGCTTTGCCACTCAAGAGGCCTACAGTTTTGTACGCAAGCTGCGCAACCCTAAAGTCATCCCAGTTAAAGGGGTGCCTAGAGGGGCTGCACTGATCGGCACGCCATCTGCGGTGGATGCCAACCAGAGTGGCAAGAAGCTGCGCCGCGGAGTGAAAGTATTTCCCGTCGCCGGCGGCATTGCCAAGTTAGAGCTCTACAACAACCTGCGCAAAACACCGGATATCGATGAAGTTACGGGTGAACTCACTTACCCCGACGGTTATGTGCATCTACCCAAGGTTGATGCCGAGTATCTGCAACAGCTGTGTGCCGAGCAATTGGTGACCAAGCGTGACCGTAACGGCTTCGCCAAACGCGAATGGCAAAAGATGCGCGAGCGCAACGAAGCGCTGGACTGTTATGTCTACGCCAGAGCTGCGGCTACCTCGGCAGGTTTGGATCGATTTGAAGAGCGGCACTGGATTGAGCTGGAATTGCAATTGGGCATCCGGCACAAGCCGCAAGAAATCGAAGTCCAGACACTGGAAGTGGAGCCGAGCGTCGACGATACGCAGATCACCAGCAACAAAATCCCAAGGCAACCACGCAAGATAGTTCGAAGTCGCTGGCTGACCTAATTCATTTCAACGTTAGAGGAAAACCCCATGAGTTTACAAACCCGCATTGAGAGTTTGGTGGTTCGACTCGCCCAAGAGTTTAACGCCATCAACAGCAAAACTGGCAGTCTCGCAAGTCTGACGACTACCGATAAAACCAGCCTAGTTTCAGCCATCAACGAGCTGCAAACTGCGCTAGGTACACTGACCAGCATCGACGATGCCAATGTAGATCTGAGTACCACCTACTCCTCATCCAAAATTGTCACGCTGCTGGACGCCCTCAAGGCTGAAATCTTAGGTGGCGCTGATGCAGCCTACGACACACTTCTCGAAATTCAGCAATTGCTGCAGGACGGTACTACTGGTCTTGATGCTTTGTTGGCATCTATCAACAAACGGGTACGCTTTGATGCGGCACAAACGCTGACTGCAGAAGAGCAGGCCCTAGCTCGCACCAATATCGGTGCAGTAGCGGCCAGTGACGTCGGCAATACCGATACTGACTTCGTCGTGATCTTTGAGGCATCGTTGACCTAATGAATCTGGTCGCGCGCATCGCTTCACTGACCTCACGTATTGGCACTGAGGTGAAAAGCAAGATCACCGCTTCACACCCTGGTGTCGCAAAAGCTTGGGTGTGCTTTGGCGCGGTCGATACCCAAATGCTTATCCGTCGGGCGTTCAATGTCGCAAGCGTCACGCGTTTGGACAAGGGCCGCTACCGCATCAATTTCACCCAACCGATGCCCGATGCGAACTACTGTTTCACTGCCACCGCGCGAAGCGCCCGTGATAACGGTCAACAGCAAATCGCCATTGTGCGTGCAACGGCCGACCAAAAAACCACCCAATTCGTCGATCTTATAGTAGCCAGTAGTACTGCGGCCTTTGACGACTCCACCGAAATCAACCTCGTGGTATTTCACTGATGGCCTACTCACAAGAACAACTCGAAGCATTGGAACGTGCCCTCGCTACCGGCGAGCGTCGCGTGACGTTTCAGGATAAAACCATCGAATACCGTACCGTCGATGAACTGCAATCAGCCATCCAAACCGTTCGCAAAGGTTTGTTGAAACAAGCCGAAGAAACGGGCTTGTGGCCCGGATCACCTCGACAAATCCGCCTCACCAGCAGTAAAGGATTTTAATCGTGGCGTGGTTTAAAACTATCCGCAAAGGTCTGTTTGGCGGCAAAACTACACCCACCTACGATGGCGTGGGTGGTGGCAGGCGTTCACTCTCATGGTTGGTTGGAAATCCCGGTGCTGTTGCGGCACTGACCTTTAGCCAGAATGAACTGCGCGCCAAAAGTCGTGATCTGGTTCGACGCAATCCCTGGGCGGCCGCAGGCGTCGAAGCCTTCGTGGCCAACGCCATCGGTACCGGCATCAAGCCCCAATCGATGCACAAAGATAACGCCGTGCGTGAAAGCATCCATGCCCTTTGGTGGAGTTGGTGCGAGGAAGCCGACAGTGCAGGTCTCACCGACTTCTATGGTCTGCAGAGCCTTGCATGCCGTGCCATGTTAGAAGGTGGCGAATGCCTGATTCGGCTTCGTTACCGACAGGAGAAAGATGGCTTGCCGGTAGGACTTCAATTGCAGTTACTTGAGCCCGAACACTTACCCATCAATCTCAATAAAGATCTGCCCTCAGGCAATGTGATTCGCGCCGGGATCGAGTTCGACAAAATCGGTCGACGCGTGGCCTATCACCTTTACAAACTGCATCCTGGCGATGGTACGTTGGCACCGATGTCCGGTGCAGGAAATCGTAATACCAGTATTGATACCGTGCGTGTTAAAGCCGACGAAGTCATCCATCTTTACCGACCACTGCGTCCCGGACAAATCCGCGGTGAACCCTGGCTAGCGCGAGCCTTGGTCAAACTCAATGAACTGGACCAATACGATGATGCCGAGTTGGTGCGCAAGAAAACCGCCGCCATGTTTGCAGGCTTCATCACTCGTATGAATCCCGAGGACAATCTCCTAGGCGAAGGATTACCCGATGCTCATGGCGCAGCTTTGGCAGGTTTAGAGCCCGGCACCATGCAAATACTCGAGCCGGGCGAAGACATCAAATTCAGCCAACCCGCTGATGTGGGTGCCTCCTACTCGGACTTTTTACGCAATCAGTTTCGGGCAGTAGCAGCCGCCATGGGCATCACCTATGAAATGCTCACCGGTGATCTCACACAGGTGAACTACTCATCAATTCGCGCAGGACTTCTTGAGTTTCGTAGGCGTTGCGAGTCAATCCAACACAGCGTGATCGTGCATCAACTCTGTCGCCCTATATGGAAAGCGTGGATGAACCAAGCGGTGCTCGAGGGCAAGCTACAACTTCCCCAGTACGCTGATCAACCGCACACCTATCAAATGGTGAAGTGGATTCCACAAGGTTGGCAGTGGGTGGATCCCAAGAAAGAATTTGATGCCATGCTGACGGCCATTCGGGCGGGCCTTATGAGTCGCTCCGAAGCGATCTCTGCCTTCGGATATGACGCCGAGGACATTGATCAAGAGATCGCCGCCGACAACCAACGGGCCGATGACTTGGAACTGATGTTTGACTCTGATCCACGTCAGGATGCGAACCGACGTGCAAGTAGCAACACGACGAGTCGTTAACGCTTCAAGTCGCGATAAAAGTTTTCGTGGGGACCGATCGCTTCTAAATAAATTAACCGCGGCTGTTCATCCAAGGTGTAACCCAAAAGATACTGTTGACTTCCACTGTAGAATTTGTGAACTCGAAGCTGCGCCAAGTCACCTTTTTTCTGCTCGCCAAGCTCAGGATCTTTTGCAATCTCTTGTACTTCAATATCAACGTCAGCTTGGACATTTTTCTTCAGCTTTTTATAGACGCGAGAAAACCTTCGCGTCTGAAGTACTTCCCACGTCATGACTTGGATGACGGGATAAAGGGCGTCGCCTCGCTGCGTGGTTCAGACATTGCCATCAATGATTCAGCAATGAAATCAGCAGGCAAATCGGGGTTATCCAAAGCCGCTCTGCCGACTTTAGCCCAAAACTCTAATTGACCCTGTACGGTACGAAACTCTGCTTTCGCCGCAGAACGCGCTTGATTGACCAATTCGTCATCAAGCCTAACTGAAATGCTCATAAACACCTCCTATGTATTTACCACAATTGTAGCAAACCAAAAAGGAATCTGCCATTGATGTATTTAACGCACCTCGCGTCCCGACTATTCGGTACGCCGCTTCTGATCGCCCGTCCAAAACTGGACGTTATTTTGTCGGTACTGGGGCCGCGGTTAGGATTGCCCGACACCCAAACCAAACTGGCACTGCCACCTACGCGAGCAACTAAACCCACTCAACCAGGCATTGCTGTGATTCCGGTCTACGGCACCTTGGTCAAACGCACGCTAGGGCTCGAAGCGGCCTCAGGGCTGACATCTTATGCTCAGATTTCCGAAGACATTGATGCCGCACTCAAAGACTCTGCAGTTGACGGCATTCTGCTCGATATTGACTCACCGGGCGGTGAAGCTTCGGGGGTCTTTGAGTTGGCCGAGCACATTCGCAAAGCCTCGGAAACCAAACCCGTCTGGGCGCACGCCAATGATTCTGCCTTATCAGCGGCCTATGCCATCGCTGCTGCTGCCAATCGCATCACTTTATCCAAAACCGCTGGTGTCGGCTCGATTGGGGTCATTGCCCTGCATGTCGATCAATCGCAACACGATGCCAAAGAAGGCCTGACTTACACCGCGATTTACGCCGGAAGCCACAAGAACGATTTGTCGCCTCATCAGCCACTGACCGAATCGGCCCATGATGCGCTGCAAAGCGAAGTCGATCGGCTGTACGGGATGTTTGTCTCGCAGGTAGCCGAGATGCGAAGCCTTGATCCTAAGAAAGTGATCGGTACCGAAGCCGGTCTGTTTTTTGGTGATAACGCCATTGAGTCAGGACTCGCCGATGACGTCGGTACGTTTGAACAAACCTTAGCTGCCTTTGCTGAAACGCTCAAGGCGACAAAAGTCCTTCACAGCAAAGCACGTGCCTCACCCGCATCGCAGAACAATCCCATTTCACTTTCTCAGACTCATATACAGGAGTGCCTTATGCACGATACCGATGACACCGTGGTAGCCGACGAGGTTACTGAAACACCAGAAACACCCGCACTTAAACCTGAGGCTGTTGCACAAACCATTTCGACACCGAAGCCCATGGATACTCGTGCTGAAGCCCACGCGATTGCCGAGCTTTGCTTACTCGCTGGCCAACCACAACGCACCGCAGAGTTCCTCGCCAGTGGCATGACCCAAGCTCAGGTGCGAACCACCTTGATCGAAGCGCGCGCTCAACAACCCGAGATTCAATCCCACATTACCGCCGAGGCCAGTACCCAAAGTCAGGAGACCAACAACCTGCTAATGGCCGCCACCCAAAAATTGACCCACAAGGAGTAACCCATGGCCGCACTACGCGAACCTATGAATTTGGGCGATCTGCTCAAATACGAAGCCCCCAACCTGTACTCCCGTGATGTTGCCACGGTGGCCGCAGGACAAAACCTGACCCTCGGTACGGTCGTTGCCCGCGATGCCACGGACAAGCTGGTAGCGCTTGATCCCACCGCCGTGGACTCAGCCGCGGTTGCAGTCGGTGTGTTGGCTTTTGATATCGACGCCACACTGATCGATCGAGCCGATGCGATCTTGATTGCCCGTCATTCCATTGTCGCCAGCCATGCATTGACCTGGCCTGCGGCGATTACCGCTGAAGAACAAACCATCGCCATTAACCAACTCACTGCAGCGGGCGTGCTTGTCCGTCAAGCGGCCTAACGAGGACTCAATCCATGCAGAACCTTTTTGATAATCCTGCCTTCTCGATGGCGGCCATGACCGCTGCCATCAACATCGTGCCGAACCGCTATGGTCGGGTCGGTGAACTGAACCTGTTTCCGTCCAAACCTGTTCGCACACGCCAGATCATCGTGGAAGAACGCAACGGCGTCTTAAACTTGCTACCCACCATGCCACCGGGTGCGCCCGGCACGGTCGGTACCCGTGGTAAACGGGCACTGCGCTCCTTTGTGGTACCGCATATTCCCCACGATGATGTGGTATTGCCCGAGGAAGTGATGGGCCTTCGCGCCTTCGGCTCGGAATCCGAGATGGAAGCCTTGGCCTCTGTCATGGCTCGTCACTTGGAAACCATGCGCAATAAGCACGCGATTACCTTGGAGCACCTGCGTATGGGGGCTCTCAAAGGCATCATCCTGGACGCTGACGGTTCGACTTTGTATGACCTCTACGATGAGTTTGATATCACACCCAAAACCATTGGGTTTGAATTAGGCTCAGCAACCACCAAGGTCAAAGAGAAATGTATCGACGTACTGCGCCACATGGAGGATAACCTCAAAGGCGAGTACATGAGCGGTGTCCATGTGTTGTGCTCTCCCGAGTTCTTCACGGCCCTGACCAGCCACGCCAAGATCGAAAAAGTCTACGAGAACTGGCAGCAAGGTATCGTGTTGATGAATGACGTGCGTGCCGGTTTCACCTTTGGTGGTATTACCTTTGAGGAGTACCGCGGTCAGGCGACTGATGCCGATGGCAATGTGCGTCGCTTTATCGCCGCTGGTGAAGCCCATGCGTTCCCCACCGGAACCATTGATACCTTTGGTACTTACTTCTCGCCCGCGGACTTCAACGAGACCGTCAACACCCTGGGACAGGAGCTCTACGCCAAACAGCAACCTCGCAAGTTTGAACGTGGCACCGACCTGCACACCCAGTCGAACCCCTTGCCGATGTGTCACCGCCCCGGTGTCCTCGTCAAATTGACGGTGTAATCAATGAGTGCGCCGACGGCCATTCAGCAACACATAGCCGCTCTGTATCGGGCGGCCGAAGGTGCTGGCCTGTTGTCGACTTGTGTGTGGCAGCGCCCTGAATACCAGGGTGCCTTGCCACCACCTGAGAGTCATGCGGTGGGTTTTCGGGCACCCGATGAATCTATCCTCGATGGTTTGAGTCTCTCAACCGAGTACACCATGACCTACCCTGACACCGCCTTTTTGGACTTGGCACCCCAAGCCATCGTAGCGGTCGATGGGCGTAGTTTTCAGGTACGACAAGTGCGATCAGGCGGTGATGGTGAGCGCATTGCTACGCTGATAAGGGTTTAACCATGGATATCTCGATCCGTGAACAAATCCTGCAGCGGATGCTGACGATTCTTGAACCAGTGGCCACGAGTAATAGCGCGACTATCCATCGCTCACCGACTGTCGCCCTGACTCGAGAGCAATGTCCTGCCTTAGTCCTGTTTCCGGAGGCTGAAGCCGTTGTACAAAAAGCCAACGATCGACTGGTTCGCGAGCTCACAGTAAAAATTGTGGCTTTGGCTCGCGCTGTTCCGCCACAAGCCCCCGAAACCCTCGCCGATCAACTGATGACACAAGCCCATCGGGCGCTGTTTAACGATCGTAACCTCGGTGGACTCATTTTGAGTTTGCAGGAGGAGTCCTGCGATTGGGATGTGGAAGATGCCGATGCCATAGCGGCCGCCATTCCCGTCACGTATCGGCTGACCTACCGCACTCACCAACACGATATTGCCCTGCAAGGATAACTCCATGCCTCAAATTATTTTAAACCAAGCCCATACCCACGCGGGTGTGGCCTACGCTGCTGGCAAGCGACTCGAGGTCGACACCACCACCGCTGAGTGGTTGGTTGAACAAGGCGTTGCCCGACTGAAAACAGCATCATCAACAACCGCCAGCACCAACACTGACACTGATACCAAAACTGCTACCCGCAAGGATTCCCAATCATGAGTACCTATGCTTCCTTTCAAGGCCGAGTGTATCTCGGCAAACGCGATACTGACGGGAATCCCCTCGATGTTCGCTCACCCGGCAATGTTGCCGAACTAAAACTGGCGCTTAAAACCGATGTGCTAGAACACTATGAAAGCCAAAGTGGTCAACGCACGTTGGACCACCGAATGGTGAAACAAAAGTCGGCGACCGTGATGCTAACCATCGAGGAATTCACCAAGGAAAACCTCGCTCTTGCCTTGTACGGCACCCATGTCGTGGGTGAACCGGGTACTGTCACCGATGAACCCATTGGTGGTGCTACACCCGTTGTGGGCGATCGTTACTTCTTGGCTCACCCCAAAGTATCGAGCCTGGTTGTCACCGACTCTGCTGGTACACCTGCGACATTGACGCTTGGCACGCATTACACCGCAGATACTGACTTTGGTGCGATTCAGTTCTTGGATACCACAGGCTTTACCGCACCCTTCAAAGCCAGTTATGCCTACGGTGTGGCGACCGAAATTGGCATCTTCACCCAAGCACTGCCGGAGCGTTATCTGCGCCTCGAGGGGATCAACACTGCCCAAGACAACGCCAAGGTCCTAGTTGAGCTCTATCGGGTAGCCTTTGATCCACTCAAAGAGATCTCGTTTATCTCGGACGACTACAATAAATTTGAATTGGAAGGCTCACTGTTAGCGGATAGCACCAAACCGTTTGATGCCGTACTCGGTCAGTTTGGCCGCATTGTGCAGTTGTAAGGAGCTAAACCATGAGTGATCTCGATAAATTAGTCCCTGCGACCTCTGAGCTGACATTGAATGGTGAAACCATTTCGGTAAGTCCGCTGCGTGTCGGTCAAATGCCAGCCTTTCTGCGCGTACTCGCCCCGGTGATGAAGCAAATCACCGACGAGGGTGTGGATTGGTTATCACTGTTCGGTGAGCGCGGAGAGGATCTTCTGCGAGCCGTCGCGATTGCGATAAACAAACCGCAAAAATGGGTAGATGATTTAGCCGCAGACGAGGCCATTTTACTTGCCGCCAAAGTCATCGAGGTGAATGCCGATTTTTTTACCCGGACAGTGCTACCTCGACTGGATGGCCTGTTCACCCAGGTCGGGAAGGTCACCAGCAAGGATGGTTCGACGCCATCCAAGTCCTGATTGATCATGGCCACCATTTTACTGACATCCTCCATTACACCCTAGCGCAGATGAATGCCTTTTTGGCCGCCATTGAGCGCCAGCAACGTCAACAGGATGCGAAGTGGCTGAGTCTGATTACACTGGCCAGTCGAGGTGATCCTAAGCAAGTGGATAAAATCCTCGATCGGCTCTCAGGCCTATTATGAAAATCCATATCACACTCGACAGCGTTAAGGCCAAAGCTCACCTGCGCCAATGGGGCGGTGAGTTTCGCACCAAGATGCAAAAGACCGTAGTGCGTGCCATTGCCACTGAAGCACGCGAGATTCGTGAAGATGTGCGAGAGCATGTCGGGGCTAACCTCAGTGTAGCTCGCAAATCGTTTCTGAGGGGCTTTACCGCACGCGCCTTGGATGGTGACAAGAACCGTTTGCCCGCGCTGTATGTCGGATCACGCATCCCGTGGTCGGGCATGCATGAGCAAGGTGGCAGCATTAACAAGCGCATGCTGATTCCTGTGAATGGCCGTGTCGGTCGCAAACGCTTCAAGCAACAAGTCACCGAACTAATGCGTGGCGGCAACGCTTTCTTTGTTAAAAACAGCAAAGGCAACTTGGTGCTGATGGCTGAAAACCAAAAGGAATTCGATCGTCCCTTGCGGAAGTTTAAAAGTCACCATCGCAAGACCACTGGCACCAAACGATTAAAACGTGGCGAAGCTATTCCGATTGCGGTACTCGTCCCCCGCGTCATGCTCAAAAAGCGCCTCAACGTAGAACGCCTCGTCAATAACCGTATCCCCAAACTATCACAACGCATTGAAGATTTTATCGCCACCCTTGAATAGGAAATTTTGTTAACCCATGGCTAAACGCATCTCCATACTGATTGCACTCGATGCCGCCGATGAGGGCTTAAAGAAAGCCATCAATGACGCCGGCAAGTCGATGGACGATTTGTCCTCTAGTGCGCGCGCCGCTGGCGACAAGACGGCGCAAGGTATGGCTGATGTCAAAGCGGGTGTGGCGGCCTTTGGTGATCAGGTCTCCAAGGCCAAAACCCAACTGCTCGCCTTTTTAACCATCAACTGGGCAGCGGGCAAAGTCCAAGAAATAGTGCAAATTGCCGATGCGTGGAACTCCATGGCGGCACGTCTGAAACTCGCTACCGCCGGCCAACAGGAATTCATCACCGCCCAAGAACGGCTGTTTGATATCGCCCAGCGCATCGGTGTACCGATACAAGAAATGGCGACGCTATACGGCAAACTGCAACTCGCAGTACGCCAACTGGGTGGTGAACAGGAACAAGCCTTTCAACTGACAGAGAGTATCTCTCAGGCCTTACGCATCTCAGGCTCATCCGCGACCGAAGCTCAATCCGCATTACTTCAATTTGGGCAAGCCCTGTCGGCAGGCGTTTTACGTGGTGAAGAATTTAACTCGGTGGTTGAAAACTCACCCCGTCTGGCCCGAGCGCTCGCTGATGGTTTGAACGTCCCAATCGGACGGCTTCGCAAAATGGCCGAAGAAGGCAAGCTCACCGCCGATGTCGTGGTTGGTGCCTTGATGAGCCAAAAGGACACACTGGAGCAAGAGTATTCCCAACTTCCGGCGACCGTATCGCAGGCTTATACACGGCTTGAGAATGCCTTTGGTCAGTGGGTCAGTCGCGTCGATGAGGCCACCGGATTCAGTCAAAAGCTGGCCGAGGCCATGACCTGGTTAGCTGAAAACATCGATACTGTGATGGCCGCTCTAAAGATATTAATGGAAGCGGGTTTGATGGTACTCACATATCGGTTAATACCCGCACTCATTACCGCCTGGCAAACGGTCGGTGCAGCAGCGGTTACCGCAGCGACGACTGCAAAGGCTGCATGGGCCACAGCCAATTTGAGTGTATCGGCCGCTACTGCTAGCGTCGGCTTGCTCAACACGGCCTTTGCAGCACTCAGCGCATTTTTAGTGGGTTGGGAAATCGGCACATGGCTATCGGACAAGTTTGAGATCGTCCGTAAAGCCGGCGTGTTCATGGTCGAAGTGCTGATGAAGGGTATTGAGGAGATGCAGTACCGTTGGGAAGCCTTCGCAGCGGTGTTTACCTCCGACACCATTGATGAAGCGACGGCTCGTCACGAGCAACGCTTGAACGACATGAACGGCATCTTTGCACAAATGTACGCCGAAGCCGAAGGTGCCACCGGTGCGGCGACAGACGCAATGAATGCCGCCGGTGATGCTGCTGAGGCCATCGCCAAACGGCTCGATGCGGTTCGCCAAGGTACTCAAGAAGCGGTTGGCCGGGGCGTTGAAGCCTTGCGTGACACGCTGGGCAAACTCAACACCCGCATCGGCGAAGTCGAGAAAACCATTTCGCAAGCCAATGGGGTGATTAGCTCAGCCACGGCCAGTATGGCTCAGGCCTATAAAACACTGACGGACGATGTTGCCACTGCCATGACAGAACAAGTCGATGCGGTGAAAGCACGCTTTGAAGTAGAAAAAGCCGAATTAGAACTTTCCAGTCAATCGCAGAAAACCAAGATACGCGAAGCCACTGAACTTCTCACCGACAGTCTCGATGAGCAAACGCAACTGCGCCAGCAAGCCAGTGACAAAACACTGCGGTTGATCGACGAGGAGTCACAAGCACGCATTGAAGCAGCCAGTCGCCAAGGCGATACCGAGCAGGAGCGAAGCGCCAATGTACAGCGAGTGGAAAACGATATACTCGCCACCAAACGCCAAACCCTGCAGATTGCCATCGACGAATACCGTCAACACATCGACGCCTTAAACGATGAAGCGAACCGGCATTTAACCGAAATCCAACGCATCGAAGAACAAAAACGCCTGCTGTCTATGTCGACAGAAGAACGCATTCGCGAAATTCAACGCCAAGGCATGAGCGACTTCGAGGCCAACGAAGATCGCAAGAAACAAATTCAGGAATACCAGGCCGAAGCACGCAGACTTCTAGCGGCTGGTGAGTTCGACGAAGCCAAGAAATTCGCTCAAAAGGCCATGGATCTGGCGGCACAAGTCGCCACCACCCAAACCAGCGAAGCCAAACGTGCCGCCGATACCCGCACACGATCAGAGCAAGATTTTAGCCGAGTGGTACAACTGGAATCCCAAGCGCGGGATGCTTCGCGCCGCGGGGAGTTCGACCGCGCCCGTGACTTGATGCAGCAGGCGGATAATCTGCGCGCCGATATCCACGACAAGACCCGCTCGGCGGATCAAGAAATCGTCAGCAGTAAGCGTGACGTCAATAACGCTATTGATGCCATACGCGCCTCCGAGGATTTATTGAGCCGCGCTCTTGATGGCGAAGGACAGGCTCATCGATCTGCGGCGCAAGAGGCGATTTCGGCACGTCAGGATATCCAAACCACACTGACCCAAACCGAAAATCAAGTCGATGACTTGAGTCAGCAACTAGCCAAAGGTATGGCCATTACCTTAACGGCGGACAGTTCCAAATTCACCCAAGCACTATCCGACCTTGATAGCGCGCTTGCAGAAAAGTCCTATCTATTGGATGTGCAGGCCGATCTCAGTCAAGCTGAAAAAACGCTTGAAGAGTACGAGCAAAAACTCAAAGCCGGTGAAACACTTCCTGTTGAAGCCAAGATTGAGGTGGAGAACGCCAAGGCTACCCTTGAGCAATTTAAAACCTACGCCAAGGAAAGTGGTCGTGTGGATCTACAAGTCAGTGTCGATAAAGCACAAGCCGCTATTGGCAACGTTGAACGGCAAATCACCGCACTTAACCGTATCGAAACCAAATCGCGCCATGCGATTCTAACCAATGCCCGAACAGCAAGAAGTGAAATCAATTCACTCAACAACGCCAATACCTCGAGTACCCACACCATCTATGTGCGGCGGGTTGAAACCAATGCCAGTGGCGGTGTTGTGGGTGAAGGAATCAATCATACCAATGTGCGCGCCTATAATACTGGTGGTGAGGTATCACCATTATTTCCCCGCATGAATAGCGGTAAAGTCCCAGGTTCCGGTGATCAAGACACCGTACCAAGAACGCTCAACAGCGGAGCCTTTGTGTTACGCAAAGCTGCGGTGAAGAAATACGGCATGGAACAACTCAGACACTTTGCTACCGGCGGGTTTGTTTCACGCCTAACTGGCAATAGCGCCCCGATCAAAAAGAACCGCCAAGTGTTCGAGGCCCAGAAGATGATCGAACTGGGCATGAAAGGCATTGACCAATACGTTACGTGGCTACAACGACGCTACGGTGCACACGCGAGTCCACGGCTGCGTTGGAATACCATGCAAAGCTACAACGAACGTGCGGTGAATGATCGCCGTACCTTACAGAAGCTCGTGGGTCGCAAAGAACTCACTACGAACGAACAACAGCAACTGCAATCCATTACCGAAACATGGCGTAAAGCGATGGCCAAGCCTTTGTCATGGGGTAAGGACTTCGAACGCGATCTGCTCGATTACATGGAACAACACCAAGGCGAGTTCTTTCGTCGTGGAGGCATAGCACCTTCCGATACCGTGCCGGCCATGCTGACACCGGGCGAATATGTGGTGAGCAAAGGTGCGGTCAACCAATACGGCGCAGACTTCTTTGCCACCATTAACAATCTATCGATGCCGGCTCAGGCCATCGCTCAACGTGTTCAGGGCTTTGCCACCGGCGGATTGGTGAATGCCATGGCATCGCCCTTAGGTCGCCCCGAATGGGCAAACAACACGCCAGCACGAACGGTTCGGGTCGAATTGGTCTCAGGCGATCGCAAGGTCAGTGCATCCATCGATGCCCGCGATGAAAACCAGTTTCTGCAATTACTCAGTGCCGCCAAAGCGCGCTCCATTTAAAAAGAATACAGACGATGCAATTAACCAACCTTTCTACCAATGAGCAGTTAACCCTGCCCGACGATCTGATCTGGCAGGACGAGTACAACTGGGCGCCCACGTTATCAAATGTGTCCTACACCATTACCGGGGCAATGATTGTTCAGTCAGCTGCAAAACAAACGGGTCGTCACATCAGCTTAGTGGGACCTGCCGACATGGCATGGGTCACGCGCGCCACCATTGAAACACTGCATGACTGGGCAAGTATCACCCTCAGCGATACCGACGGACGCTATCAATTAACCCTGAGCGATGGCCGCCAATTCAACGTGGCTTTTCGGCACGACGATACACCGGTGGAGGCCGAGCCCGTACTTGGTATTGCCGCCAAATCCGACCAGGACTATTACCGCCTAACCCTACGTTTACTGGAGCTCTAACATGCCGATTCAATCCGGCGACGTCAAACTACTTAAATCAGCCGTCATGGCGGATGTGCCAGAAGGCGGTAATGCGCCAACCGGCAATGTCATTGAAGATGGAGTTTCTAACGCCATTTTTCCTGACATATCCGAACTGGACCGGGCCGGTGGTCGCGTCAACTTACGCAAAACCTTCTTATCGGTACAGACGGATGATACCGACACGTATTTCGGTGCCAACGTGATTGTGGCAGAACCTCCTGCGGATCCTCGGGTCAGTGTTAGCTTGTTCTCGACCGAAAAGACCTTCGATACCCGCTCGCAGGCCCAAACCCGTATCGAGGCCTATCTCAACAAGGGCCCTGAATGGGCTGGCTACTTGTTTGAGAACCATATCGCCGGTCAGCGGGTGGTTCAGTTATTTCAACGCGTCACGGCAGCCATCCCCAACGTGGGCCAAACGCTCGTATTGATTCAGGACGAAGGGTTAAGTACCGAACAGGAACAATACATCCGCGCCACTTCCGTATCGGTCGTTGAACGCACCTTTACCTACAACGAAGATCAGGACTATCAGGCCAATATAGTCACTCTGGAAATCAGTGATGCCCTTCGTTATGACTTTACCGGCTCACCGCCATCGCGCCTGTTTACGAGAGCCAATGGCAGCACTAAAACCCGCGATACCGTAGTGGCCGATGCAGGCACCTATGTCGGTGTGGTGCCCTTAACCCAAGCGGCTAATTTAGGTGACTTCACTATCAAGGGCGAGTCGATTTATACCCAACTGGTGCCGAGTGCCCAGACGGAAACGCCGATTTCTTTTGTGCCACCGTACTCCGCAGCGGGGCTTCCCGTGCCCGGTGCAGAAGCACTCACTTACACGGCAAGTCATAACTGGACGACAAGTCTGAACTTTAATCTACCCGGTGGTTGTCTGCCCGGATCATTCAGCATGACGACCAATGGCATTACCGTCTTTGATGATGCCGGGATTCTAAAAACTACCAGCGGAGTGATTGGGACCATCGATTATGCTAACGGCATTCTCGTGTTGAACTCCGGGACCATGTCGGGAAGCAAGCAGATTACCTACACACCGGCCGCACAAATACTGCGCGCGCCGCAAAGCTCTGAGATTCCAGTAACCCCAGAATCACGCAGTCAGTCCTATGTCGGCACCATCATTCCCACCGCACAACCGAGCACCTTTTCCATCAGTTACATGGCTCAGGGTCGTTGGTATGTTTTAGCCGATGCGGGTAACGGATCTCTCAAAGGTCTGGATGCCAGTTACGGCGCCGGGACCTACAACAAAGACACCGGTGCATTTGTGGTGACGTTGGGCGCACTTCCAGATGTGGGTAGTTCGTTGATCCTCAACTGGAACGTGCCAACACAAGAAACTGCACAACCCAGAACCACATTATCGGCATCGCAAACCATCACTCTGACACCACCTGAAGGACAATCCGTTCAACCGGGCTCATTGTCGATAAGTTGGGAATACAACGGCACCCAAACCGCCAGCGCACAAACCGATGGGGTATTGATCGGCTCTGCCTCAGGTGAGTTGAGCGTGGGTCAAAGCACACTGACCTTTGCACCCAACGTGCTACCTAATGTTGGCACATTACTGACTATTGACTACACGGCAGGGCCTAAACAAGAGGATAGCTTTGCGCATCCCTCTCGAGACGGAAATGGACAATTACCTGTCACCGCAACGCTTGGTTCCATCGAGCCCGGGTCGTTAGAGGTGGAGTGGAATACCCTGACCGACGAGACCGTGCTGGGCTTGTATACCATCACCCAATTACGCGAAATGGGTATCGGGTTGTCATCGGGTGTCTGGGTTGATCCCACCCAAATTGCTCGCGATGATGGAAACGGTAACGTGATCTTGAATGACACTATCGTGGGCAGTGTTAACTACGGTACCGGTGAGGTCATCTTTCAACCCGATACTGAAATAAAAATACCTCGCCCTCAATACAGTGCTCAACGAATTGGATTTAGCAGCAGAGGATGGCAACACCGTTTGAACTACAGTGGCATCACCTATGTTAGCGCGCCATCCTTATACCCCAACGACGAAAGCGGCTACGTCAAACTCCGCTACAACAGCCCAGGTTCAACCTCCGCACACAGTGAAACTATCGAGTTTCAGCCAAGCTTTCGCTTAGTCGAAGGGGTTAACGCGCAAATTATTCCAGGCTCGATCATCTTGGCAGCCAACAATGCAGAACCCTGGGGCGATAACAGCCAAGGCACCTTACGCGAGAACTCCAGTAACGGTTGGATTACCCGTGGCAACGTCAACTACCTGTCGGGTGAGGTAGCTCTTACCTCATGGTTGGCTGGCATGACCAACAGTCTGCAACGTGCCAGCTGTGTTACCACCGTGGGCGAGAACATCTCCAGTGAATATGTGTTTAGAACGGGCGCTGCACCGTTACGCCCAGGCTCGCTCTCCATTCAATACGCTCGTGCCGATGGCGGTACCCAAAGTGTTACAGCCAATATCGATGGCACCATTGAAGCGACGGGTGTCACCGGCTCGGTTGACTATGAAAGCGGCCTCGTGCGTATTGCCTTTGGCACCGTCGTGGTCGCAGCTGGTAATGAGGACGAACCTTGGTTTGATGCCAGCAACGTGGATGAGAATGGCGACATCTTCAAACCCGAACCGGTCGCGGCATCCACTGTGCGCTACAGTGCCGTCGCCTACAGTTACCTACCACTGGACGCTGATCTTCTGGGGATAGATCCCGTGCGATTGCCCAGCGATGGCAGAGTCCCGATCTTTCGGCCCGGCGGTTTTGCGGTCGTTGGCCATACGGGCAAAATCACAGCCTCTGTGAGTAATGGTATGACAGTGGATTGCAGTCGGGTCCGTCTGTCACGGGTTCGAGTTGTCGATACTAATGGTGCCGTCATCAATACGGGTTATACAACGGATCTTGAGGCGGGCACGGTCACTTTTACTGATGTGACGGGTTACATTCAGCCAGTCACGATTGAACACCGCGTCGAAGACATGGCCGTGGTTCGTGACGTACAGATCAATGGCGAGATCAGCTTCACCCGAGCCATCACCCACGACTATCCGTTAGCCGATATCGGCGATCCCAAGTCGGGCAGTTTTGTGGCAAGCGCTCTCATCGCAGGCGATCTGTTTGCACGAGTAAACTTAGTGTTCGACCAAGCCTCATGGAATGGCAATTGGTCGGATGATTTGTCAGGCACTGCTGCAACAGCCACGTTTAACAACACCCAATACCCTATTCAGGTCACCAACCGCGGTGCATTAACCGAGCGTTGGATCGTGCGCTTTACCAATAGCACATCGTTTGAGGTGATTGGTGAAAACGTCGGCGTCATTGCCACGGGTAATACCAGCACTGATTGCTCACCCATTAACCCGGCAACTGGCGTGCCTTACTTTTACCTACCCGCTCTCGGCTGGGGTACGGGTTGGGCCACGGGCAATGTGCTGCGGTTTAACACCATTGGCGCCCAATTTCCTGTATGGGTCGCCCGCACAGTACAACAAGGCCCCGAGACCGTTCCTGATGATGCTTTCACCTTGCTGCTACGCGGCGATGTCGATACACCCTGAGATAACAACCCATGACTGACCTAAGCGTTAAATACTTCAACTCCGGTATGGCCGGTGCCCCTCAGGTATCGAATAACTGGGGCGATCTCGTCACTATGTTAGATGCCTGCCTGATCAATGGTTTTAACCTCAAGGCGATTGATAGCCTGACTTATGCCGACGGGATTGCTACCGCCACGATCACCACAGGGCATGCGTACCAAGTCGGGCAGATTCTTAACATCGATGGTGCTACCCAAGCGGAATATAACGGTGAACATCGTGTGATTGGCACCACGGCTACAACCTTCACCTATGCGATTTCCGGGTCGCCAGCATCACCGGCAACCACAACAACCAGTCTCAGTGCGATGGTGTCGCCACTGGGTTGGGAAACGCCATTTACTGGAACAAATAAACGTGCCTATCGAAGCAAAAATCCACAGTCCCCCGGTAATATGCTGCTTATCGATGATGGCATCAAAGCGAATGAGTATGCTGATACTTGGGCGAAATGGGCCAACGTCGGCATTGTTGAAGGCATGGCGGATATCGACACCATTGTCGGTAGCCAAGCGCCCTTTGATGCCAGTAAACCCACCCAAAACTGGCAACAGTGGGAAGCCAACCAATGGGGCTGGTTCAAGTGGTATCACGCCCAGCAATCCGGTTACGACATTTACGGCGATGGCGGTGGCGGCGATCGCAACTGGGTGCTCATCGGTGATGATCGCCTGTTCTATTTGTTTATCACCAACCAAAAAGACTACAACTGGTATGGTCGTAATTTTTATTGTTTCGGCGACATCGAAAGCTTTAAGCCGGGTGATCGTTACCATACCGTGCTGTGTGCCGATGACCACTACTGGTCCAATAACAACTATTCCAGCTACCCCGGTCAATACAACGGCTATGGCTTGACCCACACCTTGAACTGGAACGGCAAAGCAATGCTTCGCAACCATACCCAAGTTGGTAATTACATCCGCTGGGGTGTGACCTCACTGAACACAGGAAACAACCAACAGATTTGTGGGCGAGGTAATTTACCCTTCCCCAATGGCGCTGATTACAGCCTGTGGCTCATGCCAACTTTCGTACGCCAAGAAGATGGTCACATGCGTGGCACCATGCCGGGTATGCACTGGATGCATCAAGACCGACCTTATAGCGACCAGACCATTATCGACAATGTGGTCGGCCAACCCGACAAGCAATTTGTATTAGTGCGAACCCAATACAGTTCCGATAGCGAAGGTGCCCAAGTGGCGTTCGATATCACCGGGCCTTGGCGGTAACGATGACGACCTTACTTTTACCTAAACTAGGTACCAACAATACCCAGCCCTTTGATAACAATTTCACCGTATCCAAAGATGGCAATCCATGGGGTGATGGCGGCGCTGATACCTTCGATGGTACCCAAGGCGCACAAGTGTCATCGCCTAATGGCTGGGTAAGATTGGGGGAAAACACTTACACCACACCCGATGGCTCCATCGATGTTAGCAAAGCACTCGGCAGTGATGCTGTAGATCTCGGTGTGTACTCAGGCTGGGCTATCAAAGGTATCTGGGTGTGTGAGATAGAACTCGGTCACGAACCCATTGAGCCACTGGATCTGCGGTTTTACTGCAACACCGGCTACGACGGTGCCAACGCCACAGGCATGGTGACAAAATCATTCGAGATTGATGGCATCACGTATGAGCTCAAAACCGTATGGAGTACCAATAGCACACAAGATGGTTGGCCCACCACGGGCGAAACCCAATTGACGGTCACAGTCGTGCCGTACTTAGCTGAACACAACCTTCCGGGCGCTAACGATTTCGACTTCAGCCGCACCAACGACTCAGTGACTCACTATCTCAACAATTTGTCCCGTGGCGCCACACTCTACATCCAATGGGGCAAGGTGAATGTGGCCGATGTTCAAGACTGGATCATTGCGGATCTGGTTGCCTCTGACGAGTTTGACCAAGCACCCCATGAACGTACCTTGTTGGTGAATACCGCACCCGACGCTCAATGTAAATCGCTTGGTTTAGAACGGAGCCCCAACTCAGCGTTATGGAATAACGGCGAAGGCTATGCCTACAGATACCGAACAGGAAAACTTGCAGCGAGAAACATCTACTTCGGTGGCAATGGCATGATTGAGGGTACTATCAAAGCTAAAGGGACACCCAATGAGCCCTTGACTAGAAAGGTCCAGCTCTACAATGCCAATACCAATCTGTTAGTGGCTGAAACATGGAGTGATGCCCAAGGGTTGTATCGCTTTGACCACCTGGATAGTGATCAGCACTACAACGTCATGAGCCACGACTACACCGGCCATTATCGCAGTGTCATTGCCAATGATCTCAAGCCCGTGGTGGTTACATGACCATTGCACTGAGTGACGCACATCAGGTCATCCGACTGGAAGCGACCCGCAGTTTTTTAGATCGTGGCATGTTAAATGCCAGACTGCGACTTTACGGTGGCACACGCCCCAATACCCCAGAAGAAACGCCGAACAGTGTCATGCTAGCAGAGGTGCAACTGACCAAACCCTGCGGTAATGTCACAGGACTCACCCTCACCCTGACCCCCCTATCCAATGCCTTAATCACCCAAAGCGGCATAGTGACCTGGGCACGACTGGTGAACGGTGAAGAAACCACGGTACTGGATCTCGATTGTAGCGAAACCGACGCCGGCGGCGATATTCAACTACCCCAAACCCAACTCTATGCCGGTGGCTACGCCTACCTATCAGCCGCCAAACTTAGCTAAACCAACAATTCCATCTACCAAACTAAGCCCGTTTTGATTCCCGGCAGTTCAAGGCGTCGGCGCACGGAAAATGTGAGCGTATGAATAATACGTGACCATTTGAGTACGACGACAACGCCGAAATGTCGACGAAGATAAGCGGGCGAAAACGGAGTATTACTATGGCAAACAACTTATACGACAAAGGCCGCCAGCGCTTTCTGGAAGCCCAACTCAACTGGCTCACCGCTGACCTCAAAGTGGTCATGCTCGATACGGATGTGTACACCTTCGATGGTACTCACGAGTTCTATGACAGTATTCCTGCCGAGGCCCGCATTAGTTCACCGAGCACCCTAGTAAACAAAACCAGTTTCAACGGTGCCGCTGATGCCGATGATGTGACCTTCGCGGCCGTCAGTGGCCCGTCGATTGAGGCACTACTGATCTATCAGGAAATCCTCGATGTCGATGGGGTCACCCCCAACGATAGCGCCTCACCCTTGATTGCTTACATCGATACCGCAACTGGTCTACCCATCACCCCCAACGGCGGTGACATCATCGTCACTTGGGACAACGGTGTTAACAAGATTTTCCGACTCTAGGACTCATGCTCATGACGGCTCCAGCACGCTATTGGCGCATTCAATTTCGAAGCGTCAACACCTACAACTACGCACAGCTCGGCATCAATCATTTGCGCCTGTTCGCCAAAGACGGCTCTGAACTCACCGCGGCACCCAATACGCCATTGCTTTCCACGGTATTGAATAACAACCTGCTCAATACCACCAGCTTCCCGCTGGAAAATCTGATTGACGGTGACGATCAAACTTCATGTGCCTTCAACTGGCCAGGGTATCGCACCACAACCACATGGCGTGCTGTAGATTTTGATTTTGGTGCAGGCAATGCCGTGTTAGTTGACTACCTTTTGGTGAATGTCACTGACACCGACTACAACGGCAACAGCATTATTGCAGCCGAATCCATCGACTGGTTGATCCAATCTTCCGATGACAATGTGACGTGGGTATCTCAGTCGATGCAGTATCGTCCGGTACGACAGGTCAACACCGATTATCGTATCGCAGCGTCAGTGACATCCGACTTATATCCCATCCCTAGTCGAGATTTGCTCGGCGGTGACGGCGGTATTTACGGCATCGTGTCGGAAGATGGTGTGGCGATGCCCAATCGACCTGTGCTTTTGTTTGAGCGCGAAACTTTTTACAAAATCGGCTACACCACCACGGACGAAAACGGCGGCTACGCATTCAATGGGCTCAACCGCAATAACGAATACTTGGTCATGTCGGTAGATCCCTCAGGACCTCCCTACAAGAACGCGCTTGTGTGGGACCGCATCAAACCCATCAACACCAAAGGCAACCTTGGCCCACAATCGGCCTTTTGGGCGCGTCGTATTCGTGATCCTAATCTTGGCGGGGTGGTATCGTTTGCGGATTTCCTCGACAGTGTCGCTTACGATTTTTTCAGAGGTAACGTACTGGGCAGAGAACGACTGTACAGTACCTACCACTCGGTCTTTGTCGGATACGATTTTGCACAAACCACTGCTGCCGATGGCTCATTGAAGTTCATCAAATCCAACCGTACCGAAGCCGACATCGGCAATGGGCTGACCCTATTCCCGGGGCTTGGTACCTTTACTGGGAGTAATAATGCCAGTGTTCCGGATAACTACGCCAATCTGACATTTGAGTTTATCTTTCAGGCGCCACAATCCAATGAAAGCTCACTCATCTTTGTTTGGGCAGGCCGGCGTGATTCCGACGATGCCACCATGTACGGCTATGACAGTTATTACGGCTATCACATGCGCGCCACCGGACCAACGTTAGAGGTCACCACCACGGAAATGAACGTGCGCTTTCCACTGAGTGCGCGCAAGAGGACAGATCCAAGAATCACGTCGCCCGTGGTCGCTGGAGAGCTCTATCATGTGATGATCGCCTACACTGAAAACCAAAGTATCGAACTGTATGTGAATGGGGTTCAAACTGGCATTGCCGATATTACGGGGGCAGGACGTTTGTGGGGGCATACCCAATCCACCAAGCTCTTTGAAGACTGGGACAACACCAACCGTGTGTCAGGTGGTGCTTACAAAGAAGCCGCGATTCGACGCTTGGATATGCTCTACATCGGCGGTACCGGCCACGGCTATGCATCCTCTAACGATGAGAGGTACAACCTTCCGCCGGGATTTGGTGGTGCGGTGGCCTTTGCTGGCATCTATGGCCGAACCTTTACCGAAACAGAGGTTCAGCAATTTTACGATGCTTACGCCAACACCGATAACCATGTAGTGTTGCCACAACAATCAGGCTATATGGCAGAAGTCGAAGCAGACAATCCTTCGTTCTATGTTAGATTGAATGACCTGACGCCACCTCAGCGAATCGATACCTTACTGGGGCACCGTGATTATCGTGCGACCTACGAGACGGGTACAGAGTTTAACAGCGCGCCTTTTGTTTCTGGCTCGCCCAGTATTACCACCAGTAATGGCGGTGTATTTTGTGAACGCGTGGATATTCCCAGCACCTTTACCGTGGAATGCTTTGTGCGCTTTGACTCACTGGTTGGCACCCAGCGATTATTTCTAACCCGCAAGTACAACAGCAGCGCGTTTATTTATCTCTCGATGATTGATGGCGCATTATCCCTGTCAGTGAACGATCGATCAGGTACAACGACCACACAGCCATTTCCAGTAACGCTCGCCACTGACACCGACTACCACGTGGTTGTCCAATACGATCCATGGGAATTAAAAGCTACTCGTCTTTATCTCAATGGGGTATTGGCCAGTGAACTCCCGGCTTCGGCCATCCCGAACAACATTGATGTGGATTGGCTGGGCATTGGCGTGAACGTATCAAGTACAGGACCCAGTTATTCAGAGCGAGTACAGGGGCAAATGGCTGAATTTGCGATCTACAACTACATCGTTCCAGCAGAGCGTATAGCTGCGCACTACGCCTCTCGTAACGCCTAAATACCCCATAACGATCTGGAGACTGTATGGCTAGCGCACGCCCCGTCGCAGGCGCAGGCCTTGGCGATCAATATAAATTCGGACTAGCAAACACCACCAACGCTGCAGCGACCATCGCACCACTCGGGTGGGATACCCGTCGAGTTCCGATCACAGGCTCGGTGTATTACACAGACCAAAATGGCGCAGCGGTATGGTTTGCCTTTGAAGGCGACTACGACTCACCCAACAACCTCAATGCAGCGTTTACCTTTGGTGGTTCGTCAGGTGTTACCGACGCTGGCATTAAGCGCCTAACAGGCTTTGGCATTGCAGATATTGCCAATCAGGCAACATCTATCTCAACACAAGGCAGGGACTTTCATGCCATGGGGCGCACTCGGGCCTGGCACACAACCACCGATTCGAAGGAGACAGAGGCAGGTAAGACCGACCTCCGCTTTGATAGCCTATATCTGGTACCACCTATCGGTAATACCGCCTTTTACTTTGGTGGCACCATGGTGGTTGCCGCGGCCGGTTGTGGACACGTTGAACAATTTGGTGACATTGCGGATATTCGCAAACCGCTCCAAATTAATCCCGAGGGATGGAGGTCACAAGGTACGTTTGGCAACCCTCGAATGGGGGACCAACCGGCAGTCACGTTCAGTTTTGACGGGGTAACCGCCGGAACCTCACCCAAGAACGTTGCCTTTGATTTTGGACTCGACAAATCGGCCACCCTGACAGCGGGAAACCAAGCTCAATTTGGCGTTACTGCCCTACGCAACAGTGCGCAAAGCCTCGCTGTACTGGGTAGCGAATTTACTCGATATGGACAAGCCCTGTGCTTCGATATCAACAGCAATGGTGCCACTGCCCATTTTGGCTTTGCTCAAAGTTATTCATTACCGCCATCAGCGCTTAACACTCCGTTTTACTTTGCGTGGGAAAGTCGCGCGATAACCGAAGGTTGGCAAAGCGAACAATGGGGTGAGCCGTACACATGGCTATTCCATAGCTTTGCTGATCCGGCTGGATGGCGTGCCACCAAGTTTGGCAACACCCATATTGAAAACTGGGCAGAGTTTGCGGCAACGCCGGTGGGAATTCCACCGGCCGGCATGGGCGCACCTAAACTTGAAATTGCGCCGCGCTACATTCTGACCTTACGAGCCGATTTACCCAGTTTAAACAGCCTAACAGCGGACATTACCTATCAATCTAAAGCTGAACGCCCGACAGTAGGCGAGCAAACAACCAGTTGGCAGAGCACATCAACCAACGACAGCATTCAGCCACAACGTCAGCAAGATGCACATCGTTTACCGGCTGGATGGAATGGCCAATGGTACAAAACCAAGGGCAGCAGTAGTGGGATAACACATCCTCTGCCGCAGGTACTAACTACCGATAATATCCACTTAAATCAGCCCTACGAGAGTGCTAACTGGAATCATCAAAGTAGAACGTTTACTCAACAAGATGCAACTAGCCTGTGGCTACAAAAAGACCATCACCAGAGAAATGCTCAGAGGAACGTCTCAGCAATCGACTTTGAACAACAAGACGGTATTCGAACCAATCGGCGTTATCAGGCTATCTGGAACATTGGCAGACCTCAGGCATTCGTTCAGCACTACCGCTACCAAATGGCTATGCCTCTGCCGAAAGGATGGCGAACTTTATTTCAAGCTTGTTGTGTTCCACCAATCGGAACCACACGAATTGCTGTAACCGAGCTCGAGCAACCGGATAGCTGTTACTTACTTAGCACGGATTTGGTGTTTTCCAAACTGAGCTCAGTTAGCACCCAATTATTGTTTTTGTGCGACACCGCGGAAGTCGAATCGCCGACCGTCGGCACACTCATCATCCCGATTCAGAAGGTCTACATCGTGTTAAACAACGTCAATTTAATGAGAGCCAGCGATCAAACCCTGGTGCCAACCTACACCATGTCATTAAGCCTAGATGCCGGATCATGGGCATGGGGATTTGAGGCTTCACTACCGGGTGTTGCACAAGGCTTAGTCGAGCCGACCGCTGATGATCCTGTGGAACTCATTGCTAACGTCAATGGAACTGCGTTTCGTGTACTTGCCGAATCTCTCAATCGAGAACGGGTATTTGGTGAAACACGGATCCGTGTATCTGGGCGTAGTAAACATGCACTATTAGATACGCCTTACGCCCCCATCCTTAGTTTTAACAACACGACTGATCGCAGTCATCAACAATTGTTTGATGATGTACTCCAGGTCAATGGTGTGCCACTGGGTTGGCAAATCGACTACGGGCTGGAAAGCTGGAATGTGCCGCTGAGTGCTTTCGCTCATCAAGGTACCTACATCAGTGCGCTAGCTGCGTTAGCCAAAGCCGGTGGCGCCTATCTGCTACCCGATACTCAGCAGAACTTGTTTAAGGTTCTGCCACGTTACCCGGCTACACCATGGAATTGGGGCGACATAACCCCTGATGTTGTACTGCCGATCGATGCTGTTAGCCGTGAGTCGATTAGCTGGAAGGACAAGCCAGCCTACAACCGCGTTTATGTGAGCGGTGAAGGTCAAGGCATCTTAGGTCAAGTGACTCGAAGTGGAACCGCTGGCGATATCCTTGCTCCGATGGTCACGGATAGCCTGATCACAACTGCGGCGGCAGCTCGCCAACGAGGGCTAGCCATACTTTCAGATACAGGCCGGCAGCTCGAAATGGGACTCAAATTACCCGTTCTACCAACCACTGGAATTATCCAGCCAGGGGCTTTTGTTCAGTATGACGATGATGGCACTAGCTCAATCGGCCTCGTGCGATCAACCCACATCGATGTCGGCCTACCCGACGTTTTTCAAACGCTAGGAGTGGAATGCCATGCGTAACTTGTATCAAGAGTTTCAAAACCTCATACCACAGCCAGTTTTACAAGTCGGGACCGTCCAATCAGTGAGCGGAAACATCGCGACAGTCAGGCTGCCAGGCGGTGACACCTTGATCGCTAGAGGCGCCGATTCAAACTTAATCAATCAAAAGGTCTTCGTTAAAAGCAACGTCATTGAAGGCCTAGCACCTAATCTACCCACCGAAATTATCGAAATTTAAAGAGGTCACTATGGTAAACCATCAAGACAAAGACACCACCATCCAACTGCGCCTCGAGGATTTCGATGCGATTTTGGAACAAGCCGCAGAAAGAGGCGCAGAACGCTGCCTTGCACACATAGGCCTTGAGAACGGCCATGCCGCTCGCGACATTCGGGAACTACGCGACCTTCTCGATGTATGGCGCGAAGCCAGGAAAACAGCATGGCAAACCACCATCAAAGTCATTACCACCGGTATTCTAGCAACAGCGCTCGTGGGCATCGCTATCAAACTGAAACTCATGGGAGGTTCACAATGATTGAGACACTGCTTGGAGGGCTAATGGGCGGTGCATTCCGATTGACGCCTGAGATCCTCAAATGGATCGACCGCAAAGGCGAAAGATCTCATGAATTAGCCATTCAGGACAAAAACCTCGAACTGGAAAAACTACGTTCATCTACAGCCATGAGTGAGGCTGCAACCAAGGCTCGTGCCGCACAGCACACCGAAGCCATCAATACACTCAACTCTGCGGTTACCTCACAAGGCACCGTCACCGGCATTAAATGGGCAGATGCGCTATCCTGTAGTGTGCGCCCAATCATCACCTATTGGTTTATGGCTTTGTACTGCGCAGCCAAAACGGCAATGTTTTTAGCTTCCACTAAAACTGGCGTCGACTGGACCACCGCGATTGAACACAGCTGGACTGAATCAGACCAAGCACTCTGGGCAGGGGTACTAAATTTTTGGTTTTTGGGCCGTGTGTTTGACAAACAGAGCTGCTAAGACTGGATTTTAATCTCGAATCTGGTCGCAGTAGGGTTTTTCAAAGATTATTATATGGTAAAATTTCATTTTCGTTAATCGTATTTCGTGATATGGCGAATTTCATAACTTAAGATTAAAAGGATGTTTTATGCATTTAGTTATTGGTGGCAGTGGTTTTATCGGCACACGTTTGTGCAAACGATTAACAAATGCAAACACAAAATTCACCATCATCGATAAATCGGTTAGTAAGACATTTCCTGAACAAACCAATGTCTGTGACATCAGAAATAAAAATGATTTACTTCAAATAGAAACTGATGCAACAGTAATTATCAATCTGGCTGCAGAGCACCGAGATGATGTTCGCCCAAAATCGCTTTACGATGAAGTAAACGTTATGGGCTCGCAACATGTTTGCGAGCTAGCCGAAGCAAAAGGGATAAACAAAATTATATTCACTAGTTCCGTTGCGGTTTATGGATTCGCCGAACGAGGAACTGATGAAAACGGAAGAATTAATCCCTTTAATGATTACGGAAGGACTAAATACGAAGCCGAATTAATTTATAAAAAATGGCAAGAAAAAGATCCTGAAAACCGAACATTAGTGATTGTGCGGCCAACCGTAGTATTCGGTGAGCAGAATCGGGGCAATGTGTACAACCTATTAAGACAAATTGCATCCGGCAAATTTGTTATGATCGGTGACGGAAAAAATAGAAAGTCTATGGCATATGTTGAAAATATAGCTTGTTTTATTGAATATTCAGAAAACATGGATCCAGGTGTTCACATATACAACTACATAGATAAACCCGATTTCGATATGAACTCACTAATTATTCGAGTTAGGAAATCACTTGGACAAGAGGGAAAGGTTGGGCCAAAAATTCCGTACTGGCTTGGTATGATGGCGGGCTATGGCTTCGACCTAATCGCCAAACTGTCTGGAAAGAGCCTTCCAATAAGCTCTATCCGTATCCAGAAATTCTGCAAAGATTCAGTATACAATACAGCCGTCGAAACAACTGGCTTTATAGCACCTGTTAATTTACAGACAGCAATCGACAACACCATAGACTATGAGTTTGTATCAAAGAATAAAGGTGAAGTTTTTTACACAGAGTAGTCTTAAAAAATAAGGTAATTCAAATATGTATATTCTTATTACAGGTGGAACAGGGTATATTGGATCTCATACAGCCGTTCAACTACTAAACGCCGGATACAATGTAATCATTTTAGATAGCTTAATTAATTCAAGTGAAATTGTTATTCAGCGTATTGAGGAAATTACAGGAAAACAACCTGTATTTATTAGAGGTGACGTTAGAGATTCCTCACTACTGGAAAGTCTTTTTACTAAATACACAATCAGTGCCGTAATTCACTTTGCTGGATTAAAAGCGGTTGGAGAAAGTAATCTCAAACCTCTTATGTATTACGATGCCAACGTAAATGGCTCGATTCAACTAATACATGCCATGGCAAAATCAGGTGTTAAGAAACTAGTCTTCAGTTCCTCCGCCACAGTTTACGGTGAAGAAGCACCAATACCATATATTGAAACGACAAGGCGTGGAACCCCTTCCAGTCCATACGGCGCATCAAAAGCTATAGTAGAACAAATCTTAACAGACTTAGCAGAATCAGATTCTGATTGGTCGATAGTTCTACTACGTTATTTTAATCCTATCGGAGCGCACCCCTCAGGAAAAATCGGTGAAGACCCGAAGGGTATACCAAATAATTTAATGCCGTTTATATCACAGGTAGCAATAGGTAAACGGGAAAAACTGACAATATTCGGAAACGACTATACCACGAAAGATGGTACATGTGAGCGTGACTATCTACATATTCTAGATCTTGCGAATGGACATCTTTACTCATTAGAGAAACTCAACAAACATGGCTTAAGTATATTTAACCTGGGAACAGGGAAACCAGCATCTGTTCTCGAGATGGTCAAAGCCTTTGAAATCGTAAATAGAATCGAAATTCCATATGAAATTAGCGCACGAAGAGAAGGTGATCTACCAGCGTTTTGGGCTGACTGTAATAAAGCAAGGATCGAATTAAACTGGTCAGCAACACACACAATAGACGATATGATGAGAGACACATGGAATTGGCAAATAAAAAACCCGAATGGATATGAGCCTGATTAATCTGAACCAAATCAGATTGATATTAGCTAATAGTAACTTTGCCAAAATTCTTTGATTGAATTTTTAAAAAATCGCATAACCAGAAATGATGAAAAAATTAAGATATAATTTAAGCATCGATGAAACCACACATAAGATAAGCCATATCACATATAACAATAATAAAGCCTTTCAATTATTCTTAAGTTTACTTATTGCAATAAGCCGGTCATTAAAAGTGGAATACAATCCATTATCAGATATGAAATTATGGATATGACTGTAAAGTATAAATGACGATTTAGAAAAAATTAAATATTTGAATGACATATTTCTAAAATAATTTTTTAACTGCGAATAAACAAGTGAATCTTTACTTGACCTAAAACCAAGAAAACAAAGTGGTCGTGAATCAATAACATAATTTCCGTTAAATTCACAAATAAAACTTCCAGATCTAACTACATTAAAATCGAACACATCCGGCAATTTTCCAGGCACACGATTAGCTGGAAATACAATATATCGAGTTGAAATTAAGGGTATTTTCTTCATGCATTCTAAATCGAACTGTGACAGCTCTGACGTCAAACTAGGATCACAAAGACTATAATCAATATGAAAATATGTATGGGAAACTAAAACATAATTATTCTTAGAAAGGAAATGCAATACATCCGAAGAAAGTTGAAAATCACGTCTTTCTAATAATCGATATTGGCATTTAAGTTGATCGCATATTAATTTATTATTTTTACATATTTCCAAAGCCTTAATAATATTATGCTTGGCGCGCTCAGTTTCATCGAACAAAAGCCCAACACAGGCAAAAGAAGCCTTTATAGAATTAGTGGAAAGTATTTCTACAACATTTATTAAACTCTCATGCAACGCGTCCTTGGTAACATGATTATAAGGAAGTCCGTATGGAGCAAGTCCGAATGCTCCTTCAAAATCAAATTGTACATGAACTGACATATATTTCTCTTTTACATTCAATAGGCACATGGATATCGACTTTCATGCGATTAACAATGCCCTCTGTTAGGGCATGAGAAGACCTATATTTTTGAATGGCATTGTGAAAACCAGCAGAACTACTATCAAAAACAAAAGGACACCAATCCATACCGGGGACTTTATCATGAATAGCAAGTTTTCCATAAGATAGTGCCTCAGCAGCAACATCACAAAAGCCTTCGAAATCTGATAAGCACACCACGCAATCTATAGCTCTATAAATATCTTCTTTATCATTAACAAATCCATGGTCTATAATTTTATTTCTTAGGTTATCAGGAATATCCATACCAAGTCCAAAAACATGATATTCATATAAATTGGGAAATTTACTTTCAAGCTCCGAACATAGAACAAGATATTTTAAAAAGCCTTTCCTACTCTCTCGCCTCCCAACGAACGCAATTTTTATGGGTAATTCTGAAGTCAAATTAAGATCAATCCAAGGAAAATTGTAGTTATATACGCCAAAATATTTATTGTTTATCATTTTATATTTGGAAAAAAAACGAAAGACAAATGAATAATTTACAATAATGGGCGAAACGAGAACAAATTTATTACAAAAAAGGCAATTCACAAACTCAATGATATTACCAATAAAACGATAGATAGGAATGCGACTGCAACTTAAGCTACCGTGACATACATAAATAGATTTTTTCCTGTATAAACGACATAGAATTAATGAAAAGAATGCCCCGCCCGTAGTATGACATTGAATAGTTGCTGAATCAGGAAGTGATCTTATAAAATTAGCAAGTTTTTTTAGGGAAGAAATGCTGAAAGAAAATAACGAGATGTCCTCAGCTTCATCAAAAGAAAACTTATGATCAATATTGTAATCATGTAAGTAACGTTGCCTGTAAAGGCCATGAGGGAAAACTACGTAAATCAAAACACGCTCCTTAAAAAGGCATAAAATCTAAAGATAAAAGGCGGCAAATTTAAAGTACTATTTAAGGAACTAGATCTATTAGCATGTTGCTTATCTGGTAGAAAATGAACGCTAGGGAATAAAGCCTTCAAATCGTCTGTAGACGAATTCACATAACAAAATTCAAAAGTCTCATAGTGTGCTTTTAAAACTGACCAATTATTTTCAACAAGATTTTCCTGTTCAACAACAAATTTATTTGTAACAGGACGTACTCTCTCTTCCAACTTTATTAAGGATTCTTTCCAACTTTTATTATCGCGTGAGAGCCGTACAAAAACAGTGTTATCGAAAAGAACACTATTTTGTAAAATAAATTTTATTGAACAGGAGTCGTGTAAAATATCAGGGCATATAACTAGATTGTACTTTTTGAGAACACGATTGAAAGGAATGGCTGATAAAAATGTGCGCGGTGAAACAACATTCTTATCCTTGTTACTCATGCCAACTTGAAGGCCAAATGATGTAGTACCTGTTCGGCGCGGGCCTACAACAACATATTGCTTTACAGCATCGTGTCTAATATCACTCATTTATTAAAAATCTCTCTACAAAACATTAATTCTTGTTCACTGAATTTATAACGGACTTTCATTTGATTTGAGGAAAGTTTCTTATCATCACAATACGGTACGTCAACAAACTCGCAAAAAGCAGCTAATCCGTCCTCTAAGTAAAAATAATTTTCAGCATGCATGCCGATTTTGTCCAAAAGAACATCGGTTTCGATAAAATGTTTATCATTATATAGTCCATTTGTTCTATATAATTTAGATTCCTTAAGCTTAATTACAAAATCTTTGAAACCAAGACCTAGTGGTAAATTAAACTGAGAAAATGCGATAGCCTTTGATAAAGTATTGGGGTTTAAATATTTTTTGGTAAACCCTGATTGGACTCTGGCACAGTAAGACCTATCAAGAACCGCGTCAATTTTTTCGATATTCTTTAAGTCATCAGGATAAATAACACTTACGTTTGATCTCGAGCATAACCAAATAAAACTCGAACTTGCACAAAGTGGGGATAGAAAAAGATATTTACCGTTAACCAATACAACATTTCTTCTTAAATCACATGTTGGACGTGGTATAAATGAAAAAATTCTTCGTACAAATTGATATTTAATAATTTTTGGAGATACCCTGATGTCCAAAACAAATTTAACTAATATATTTCGTAGATATTGTTTCATATTCCTCATCCATTTTTGAAATCCAATCAGGTTTATTTATAATCTTTTGGCTTTTCAGATATGGGCTTCTCTGTAGCGATTTCATTTTATTCAAATATCCAAACGAATATTTAATACCAAAGAATTTTTTAACCGAAAACAAAATATCAATAAGCTTGGGTATGAACAAAAATCGCACTGAACCGCTTTTATTAGCAGAAGGCAGACTAAAAGATTCAACATTAAGATCGATAAATTTAAGTATTTCTCGAACCACTTTATCTTGATCAGAACGAAGATCTTCGTATCTGTAAATAAAAACTGAATCTTGTTTTGTATGTCTTCTTAGGTGATCAAGTCTTATAAATTGATCAAGCAATGTCCGGTAATCACACCAGAATGGATATGGTCCATCTCCTTGACCAGACTCTACAATTTCACTTAAGTTCTTTGTTTTTTCGTATCCTTCGACTTGATTCTGATTGAATAAGCTCTCAAAAAGTGAAGATGGTTTTCGTATACCAATTATAATCTTGTAATTATTAATATTTTGTATAGACTTTATAAACTCATTCGAGTAAATGTAGTGGGTAGAGCCATCAACGACGATCATATCTTCTGATTTATTTAACCAGTTATTATTGTATTCTTGTTTTGGCACTCTTCGTCGAATTGGTATATCCGGAGATAACGAAGCTGGTTCCTTGATACTATTACATACAAGTTCACTATCAGTGAAGGAACTTATCAAATCATATAAAGAAGTAGTTGCTGTTTTAGGAAATCCTGCGATAAAAATCATCATATATTTGATACGCCCTCAAAACTATTCGTAGTGAAATTACAATCGATAACCATGATAAAAAAATTGGGTTATCATTTTTTATTACATAATAAAGACAAACGAAAATTAACATAATAAGTACCCATTTATTCATTCTAATATCATGTACCAAAAAATGTATAAGTGGAAAACCTGTAAATAAGACCAACCATGTTAATATTTCTAACGAAAATTTACCGTCAACATGATATGAAATGACGGTGCTAAACAATAACCCTAACCCCCCGACAGCATACTGGATAAATTCGAATCGCCTAATGATATTTAAATTTGCTTCTGGATTATTATGTATACTTATTTTTGAGATAAGAGAGCCACTAAGAAACTGATTGATTAAGAGTGGCAAATAATATATATACGAGTTTAATATCATCCCCTTGGAGAATTCTGTCGCTTGCAAGAAAGGCTGCATTTGTAAATAAAACATTAATATATTTACAAGATACCACGATGCGTCACTAGAACTAGTATTATTATTCGATACAGGTTTCAAATGCTTATGTAAATTACCAGTATTTTTAATTAAAAATACAAACAAAAAAAACATTAAACCTACTATAAATACTGAAAAAGCAAATAATTCATTTTGATTAGAATTTCGAAAGTTTTGATCAATTAAATATTGTACTGTTAAAATATTCAAAAGCCATAAAATTAAAAGACCCCAAGGCCTTATAATGAATTCAAAAATAGCCGCAATTTTTTGTGAATCCGAATACTTAAATAACTGCGACAGTTTCGTTAAGGTAATAAATGAGCTCGCGTACAGCACAATCAATAAAACATCAAATAACTGCCTAGTAGAAATAATATATGTTAGAAACAAGCTCAAGACGATGAATTTTATCTTCACCAAATTTATAGATGATTTACCGTAGAATGAGATTATATTTGTTAAGGCGCCAGCCACGATTAAAACGATGACGTTGGAGAACCAATATACCGAGTTATAAAGCGCAGATTCTTGTCGTCCGAAAGTTATCTCGATTAAATATACAGTGATAGCTATACCTAATACAGATGCAGACTTGGAGAGCACTCGTACTATCAGTAATTTATTCAAATCGTTATGAAAAAGTTTCGAAAACAATTGATTTATACTCTTCAAAATTGGTAGACCGCGGTATATATCCACGCATATCTATTAATCGTCTATCTAGGTCCTGCTCATCACCCAAGTTAACAAGCTCATCATCGTTGAAAAAAAACCTATTAATATCACTATTGTATGCTAAAACCTTTGTATTAGAAGCCGAAGCTTCTAGCAAAACCATTGGCATCATCTCGTAGTTGTTATGAGCTGTATAAATAAGAAGGTCAAAAGTAGAGTAAATCTCCTGTACATTTGTTAAAGTATCATGTATACATATATCCAAATTTTCTCTGGCTATCATCTCTCTTAAATCTTTTAGTCCAGGACCATTACAAACCATATGAAATGAAACTTCTAAATTTTTATTTCGTCGAACTAGTTCTACGAAATGCTCCCAGTTTTTCCCTGGTTTGATTGAGCCAACCCAACCTATTCTGTGACACAATTCATTTGTCTTTATAGGTTTAAATGGTGGCACTGAGTTATATATTTCCTTACAATTACAAGGAAATTTAAAATCTCTACGCCCTACTGGACCGACAAAACATATAGTAACGTTGAATAATGTTGTAAACCAAATCAATATCCTTTTTATTAGATTGTACCTAAAATGATAGAAAAAATATTTTTTATTCTTTGAAAAAAGCAGCTTGAAATTGATTAACATTCTTAGAGAATGCACTGCAATTTTGTCATCATTTCGAATATCTTCTTCATTTATACCCTGAGCTTTTGAGTAATATATTTTATTATCGATATTTCGAGATGTTAATATATCTGAAATAAGTTGAGCAACCCTCTCAGCTCCACCGTTATCTGGATTTTCAAGAATTTGAATAACCATAACCTTCCTTCTTGTTAAAATATATATATATCAAAACTGGTACAAAGATCATTTTGAGACGAAATAAATTCCCGTAATTTGTTGCAAATGGTATATTTACAATTAGGTAGATAATTGCTGAATATAACGCGAACCTTGCACCATTTGAAATCACAGTGTTACGCACCATTAATTTAATAACAATATATGATATAATTAACGATTCAATTCCGTATACCATAGTGGCTAACTTTATATCTGTTAACCAGGGCCCAACAAGAACAGACCATGATTGTATAAAAATGCGCTCTATAATTGGTTTTGAAAAGAGAGCTCCACCCCCTATGTGACTTGCAGATACTTCAGCCGTTCTATCATATCTCGCCTCGATAAAGTTACTTAATCCTTCTACACTTCCAATTCCTAATAAACCAGGTATTAAGCTGAGAATAGGAATTGACATAGCTAGACCTAATGGAAGATATCGTGATAAATCAGATAGGTTCATCCGCACATTTTTAATAGAATAAGCTAACAACAGTATCGGAAAAAACTCAGGCCTTGAAACAATTAATAAAATTGAGAATACAAAAATTAGACAAACACGCAAGTACCGATGAGTATATATATAAGACATATATATATACAATAGGCAAGTAGCCATGAACATATCACGCAGCACTGTTAATGAAAAATAAAACACAGAAGTGAAACAAAGTAATAACGAAATCGAACGCCAGCCGTTTAGCGCTAAAATACAAACTATATTTATATACAGTACAATATTTAGAACATTAAACTCATACCAACTCTCTGATACAAACGAAGCCGGTAATAATAGAGCACCATAAGCCCTAAATGTTCCAAATACATCTCTTCCCGAAGCTATTGACTCGATAAACAATTCGGCATATTTTATTTCAATTAATCCACTACTCCGCAGATAAAAACCGATAAAAAATAGAAGCGGTGAAATCGCGAAAAAAAACGAGAAAAGATAAAAGTAGTTATCGCGCCTGAAATTTCTGTAGCAGATTAAGTTGAACGAAATTATCAATGTAAAATATATGATCGAGGAACTATATCCCACTTAAATATTTCCACTTTTCTAAGAGTTTATTCGCGTTAAAGTTTCTGTTATAGAAATCCCTAACATCAGAACTACTAATTTTAGCTAATTTTTCAAAAGGTGATTCATTGAGCGAATCGAGTGGAGTCGTGTAAACAGGCGAATTTTCAAACATTTGAAAATATTTCCCTCCTCCAATTCCAGTAGTTACTACTGGAATTCCATATTGCAATGCTTCTAATATTATTAGATCAAAATAACTCACCCTATTCGGAACACATAATATATCGATTTTATCAAAAAATCTTTTTATATCTGATTCCCATCCTAAATAATCAAGATTATCCGAATCTAAAGTTTCCAGTACTCCACCACCTACTGACTTAAACGATAAATTATGTTTATTTTTTGCTAGCTCAACAAATATGTCATAACCCTTGTCCTTATTCATACGGCCAGCATATCCAATCACAATCTTTTCTGATTTTTTACCGTCACTTTTTGTCTCATTATCAATATTTATGATCGACGCAATTTCGCAAATTTGCTTATTTTCAAACGAGTATTCATAAGCATGAAGACTATCTTTACATGGCGCAACTATAAAATCTGACCTTTCATAGGACTTATATTCATATTTTTTCAGCATTGCCAATAAAATTGGCATTTTTGTGCCATAATATGACTCATAATTTGCGACTATCTCTTTATACAATGGCAATGGAGAGTGACACATTAATCCAATTTTTTTATTATTCCTTATTAAAGATGCATATTTTATAAAATTAAACTGACCATGAATAACATATACATCAGCTTCTGGGATTTTGTGGCTTCCTGTACGTATGTACTTTTTCCACAAGTTTATAAATAAGATTACCTGAAATATAAATCCTGTTTTATGTAACAAATAACGTTTTGCATATGCGTGAAATTTTCTATTATGTAGCCCAGGTTTTGGCGTTGATTGACGTTCTTTTTCAGACCAAAATGCAATATTTTTTTCATTTAGATTTTTACACACATTTCGCAAATTATAGCAATAACCCCGAGGCCCCCCACCTGGACCCATTTCGTTAACAATATGCAACACCTTCATTACAATTCCTCGGCAAATTTTTTGGAAACACTTAATGCATTTGAGACTGCTTGATGCATATCAATATATGCGTAGAGTCCGCATCGACCTATAAATGTACATTTGTTATTTGGAATTTCTGCGTATTTTTTATATTTTTCTCGATTTATTCCTGAAATATCCTTTACAGGATAATACCTCTCAAAATTATTATCTTCGTACGGAACAGGCTTTTCAAAGGTTAATATCGTTTCGTATGTATTTTCTCCATGCCCAGGATACCTTTTCCACTCAGTAACTCGTGTATACGGCCCATCATTTGTCAAATTGGTAGTAGGTACCTGCATCGCATAAGGTACAGGTAGGGTTATGTTTTCAAACTTTATCGAACGATACGGAAGCTTGCCATATATGAAATCGTAGTATTCATCTATCGGCATTGAGTTGAATACATGATCATAGAGACGTTCATCGTTTTCACGATTGAACGACTTCTCTAAGGTCACTGTGATATTGCAATGATCGAGAATATTTTCAAACATTTTCGTGTATCCGTCTTTCGGCATAGCTTGAAACGCATCGTTAGGAAAGTAATATTCGTTATCATCGTCACGTATTGGTACTCGATTTATTATACTTTTATCTAATTCCTCCAACTCAACCCCCCACATTTTCTTTGTGTATGGTCGGTAAAATATGTCGACTATATTTTCTATGCCAACCATTTTCGCGGTTTCATTGTTAGGGGGTATTGTTGCTAATCGACCATCACATAACATACCTTTAACTCTATGTTTGTACGGCACCCATTCTGTAAACCTAGAAAGCCAATCAACTACTTTCATGTTACTTGTGTGAAAGATGTGTGGTCCGTATTTGTGTACACGAATACCATTCTCCGATATATAATCAAAACAGTTCCCTGCTATATGGTTTCGCTTATCAATTACAGTAACTTTATAGTTGTACTCTGCAAGCACTCGTGCAACAACTGCACCGCTTATTCCAGCACCAACTACCAATATAGATAACGACCTGTTTTTCATTTCTATGCTCAT